CCCTCTATGTCCATCAGAACCATCAGATTTGATTTTACGATTTTCGTAAATTATAAGAGCAACCGTTACAGCCGCCCCGTAAAGATCATAGATGTTCCACTCAGTTGGTTGTCCAAAGCAGTCCTTTATCAAACAGTTTACCGCTAATCCGGCCATGATGCTTGTAAGTATCCTGTTTGGCGTTCCGAATTGTATGCAGAAAAACGATATGCCATACATGGCAAACGCAATCGCACATCCGCGCAACCAAAACAAATCAGTCACACCCCACACAGCAAGTTTGGTGTATTGATATGCTGCGATATGCACAATCATCCCAATCAGCAACCAAAAGCTACTGCTTCGGGCGATGCTTCGGGCGCGAACCAACCAAGTATTCAAATATATTTCCGTTGCCATCAGTTAAAAACTTTGTTTCATCGGTGTCAATATAATAATCTTCTGTGAAACTCACATAAGAACTCGTCACTCCCGTAGCACTTTGCCCGGTTGAACCTTCGGTATAGGTGTATGGCGAAACGGTCGCCACGTTTACAAGGTCTTTGGGAACGAACTCTTTGCCATTCCACGCCAACTTTTGCAGCGATTGGTTGGCTGGTAGGGTGTAGGTTTTCATTGCTGTTGTTGTTTAATGATTTCGTTCTTGTCGGCAGAAGATTTGCTGCTGCCGAAGTAATAATTCAGCACAGTAGCCACAACCGTTCCGAGGATGAACCCCAAAATCGTGTCTACAATTCTGATGGACTGCTCCGGCACAGGCCAGAACGTGACCGCGCTGATATAGCCCATTGAAAAGGCTGACCATACAATCGCCAACAGGTTGAGGATGGCGTTCTTCTTAATTGTTGATAGTGCTTCCATGATTTGTGGACTCATTTTTAGTCTGTTTCGTATGTGAATGTAAGTGCTACTGATTTCGTTCCTGAACCCGTCCATGCCGTTCCCGGCGCACCGTTACTCAATGTCAACAGCGAACTGTTGGCTGTTCCCACGTTAATATCCGCAGCCTTGACACCATAAGAACCTCCGTTCTGCCCAAAAAATGCCCAAACCATCTTGCTGATATTGCTACTCATTGCCACAGGGAGGGTTATGGACGTGGAGGTGCTGTTGGAAGTCCCGGTGATATAGACTTCAATCGTTATGCTCTTGTAGTGCTGCTGATAGCGGATAGTTTTGATTGTTGTCGAACTCCACCCAGTCACCGTAGAAACGGATGAATAGTCAACCCATGCACTATCCCCTCCCTGATACGCAGGGAGAACACCCGTCACCCCCGTTGTCAACGGAAGTCCCGTGCAATTCGTCAGCGTTCCCGATGATGGCGTTCCTAACGCACCTCCGGTTGTTACCTTCGTATCAATCCTTGCGGAAAGAGAGGCCGTGTCCGATGCTGAGAATGTCCCCGTTGGGCCTGTTGCGCCTGTTGCCCCGTTTGAGCCTGCCGCACCCGTTGGCCCGGTAGCGCCCGCACTTCCCGTAGCCCCAGTCGGCCCGGTTGGGCCTGTCAGAGATGTGTAGGTGTGAACGCTGTCAACCCATATCTCATGGAAGTAGTTGCCGGAAGCCCCGATATTCACGCTCCCCGAAGGAAGGATATTGCCATTAAAGGAAATGCCGTTCTTGTGCCACTTAGTCCACACAGGATTGTCCACCGTGTTCCCAATGTTCCAACCAAAAGTAGCCGTATCTCTCAGCAAAGGAAGAAACCATCCATTCAATCCGCTATCCTGCTTGCAAGTCAAACACCTCCGCGCCCATCCGTAGACCATTGGCTCAGTAAGGGACTGATATTCGTAATTGAAGGCACTATCAATACCCAACTTCATCTTCTCATTGTAATTCGTCCCGTTATACCCCATGCTATCATAAACCGAGTAGTGCATGTTGGAGGTAACGAACCCCATATCATCCTTGTTTAAAGCCCACCCAAGAGCCGTTGACCCGTATGAGGTAGTTGGCGTTGACTTGCGCATAAAAGAAACGCCTGAATAGCCCGTATCCATTGTGAAGGTATAGGTTTGGCTGTCAGGCTTGATAATTGAAAAGAACACCAATTCATTCTTCCTGAAATCAAAAATATCCGCCGAATACCACCTATCAAAGTTGGTAGCAACGGTTGATTTTGATGTGCTGAAAACGTCGCCCCACGCGAAATACTTTGTCATGAGATTCCCAATGCCGAGTATCTGTGAGGTAAAGTCAGCAACAAGGGAAGTAACCACTTCGCTCAAAGTCCCGCCGAAACTGATAGTATCATTTGATAAGGTAAGACCGTTATATGCCACCCCGATTCCGGTAGCACCCGTTACTCCTGTTGCCCCCGTTACACCTGTCGCTCCGGTCGGGCCAGTCGGCCCTGTCGCGCCACCTGCTGCCCACTCGCCAATACCCGTTCCATCAACGCACTTCCAAAAATACCCTGCATTAGCCCCACTCCTGAAATACACAGACGCATCGAATTTGGCTACCTTAGTGAACTGAACGGGGTTATTAAAGGTCTGATTGAAAGCCAACAACGGCAGTAAAACGAACTTGAATAAGGTGAACAGTTTTTTCATCGGTAAAAAATTGTTACATACGTCCCATCTTCTACCGGGAACGATGTGTCGGTTAATGTAAATTGGGTGGATGCGTAAGGTTTTGTCCATTGAGTAGGGATGAGAACCATATTCCCATAATTGACGGTAATGACCGCCTTATTCATCAGGGCAGTCCGCGTGTAGGTGTTCTGACCTGCAACTGTGCTGAAAGCGTCAATCATATAAGCACCAGCAGCAAGCTGATTTATAGCCTGCTGCGTATTGGTAGCCGTTACTGATTCAAATGGAATGTTGGCGATCTGAGATGCCGTGTAGCTGTTGGAGGTTGACCAATTCTTTTGGCTCAACTTCAATGAAACGGACTGAGCGGGATATAAGGTGAGAAATCTTTGCCCGTTGACAGTGTAAGGAATTGGAGGGACTATCGTAACCGTTGCTGTCGCCCCGGCGGTAATGGAAACGTCAACATCAGTAGCTTTTAGTTGGTAATTGCCTGATTTGTTGACTGTTGCCATACATGATTATGCGTGGGTTATCTTTAGGAATGATTCCCCTCCGGTTGTTGTCTTGTAAGTAACATTAGCCCCCAATGCAGCGTATGCAGTAGCGTTATCCGCAAACTCCTGAACACCTCCCGGAGGAATACAAAACACATGAATACCCGCCACCAAAACCTTAAATCCATCATCACCAACAGTTGCAGCATAGTCAGGCGTTCCACCCGCACCGATGTAACCGATTGTGCCATACACTTTGCCGTTGCCAACCAATTTGACCCCGCCGCCGTAGCCGGAAGTCCCGTCATTGCCATTGATAGCCACACAGCCCCCAATATCGCGGGCGGCAGTTTCGTATTTGTTGGCAAACAGGAACACATAAGCCCCATCGGTGTGCATAGAATACTCCATGCGGTTCAACGCCCCGCCGCCGGGGTTAGGCTCACCAATACCGAACTCAATATTGTTCGTAGAATCCTGAACGGTAAAGTCGTGAGTGCCTATCGAAATAGTCCGATTGGCAGTAGTTGACCCGCTTGCATTGTAGATGTTGCGGGCGGTCGAAACAATCAGGCCGAAGCCTTTACTCAGTAGTCCCATTACGTTTCTTCATTGATGAGGAAGGAAGTGGAAGTCCCGTCAACATAAAGCACAGGCTGAACCTTCGGGCGGTTGGAATACTTCTCGTATGGCGAGTATGTCACCCCCTCCTGATCGTGGATAGTCACCCCGTCAATCGTCCCGTCAGCACCGCCATCGTTGACAATAGAATAGGCGATACCCGCCTCCACGCTGTTACACGCGGAGGAGGATGCACCTGTCATTGCTGCGTCCAACTGTATGCTGAACACATAAGTTCCTGCTGTCAAAGAAATCTGATACAGCCCCGTTACCTTGCGGATTTTCGGAGTAGCCGCCGGAACGTAAATCCAAAACTTACTGTCAACACCCAATGCTCCATCGCGGAACACATCATTAAGGTTGTCCGTCCCACTCGAAAGCAGGACGGTTGTATCGGTTTGGCTCGTTACCGTTGTGCCTGACAAAGCCGTGTAGTTGGGAACAGTCCCGACCGTGGCCGTTATTCTTCGTAAACCCATTACCTATGGTTTAAAGGGTGATTAGAATGGATTCACATTGCCCGTAGCATACAGATAGTATTGATTTCCGGCGAAGGTCTGATCTCCTGCGAACACGAAAGCCGTGTAGGTCAGCGCGTTGCCGTAGTTCACATACACCGTAGTCTGGTCAAGGTCGGGGGTGTAAATCCGCGAACTGTAATTGTCATTCAGCAACACCGACGTTGAATCAGCCACAAAGTTATGAGGCATGTTCGATGTCGAATACAGGTTGGTGTAAGCCGTGAAATCATTGTTGCCGGAGATTGCCGCCAAACCCGCGTCAAAGTCTGCGATGCTGGTAAGATGCTCGTTCTGAGGCAGGTAAATCGTCCCGGCAGTCACTCCTTTCGGATTCTGCGTGATGATTTGGAAAGCCGAAACTTCATCGCCTTTGGCATCGTAGATGGTGCATGGCATGACCGAAACAATAGATTGGCTGTTCACATCGCCAAGAAACTGGCCGAGGTTGCCCGTGTAGATGTAATACCCATCTACGGAAATAGCATTTGCCATTGAAGCAAAATTGCCTTGTGCGTATCCCATAAAAATTTTGGTGGTTTTAAGAAAGCGGGTTCTGATTGCAAAAGAAACACTCTTTTTCGATTAAAGCAATACTTTAAGTGAAATAATTTAACTGATTTGTTTTTAATCAGTTAGTTTTTTAATTTTGACCCTATGCTCGATTTCAGTCGTCTTAAATATCGGCTACGGGAAATCCCCGTCAAAAGCCTTTTTACCGAATACCCCGACCTCGAAGAAATTTACAACGAAGCCAAGATGATGAACGGTTCAGCTTCGCACAAGCCGATTTCTCCGCAGGAACTTATGGCCTTCATCGTTTACTCCTACGACCTGCAATCCCCAATCGTCCGGGAAGCATCTATCCACAAGCGCAGACTTGAAGCCCTGAACCTGATTGATTACATCGTCAGAACGGAGGAGGATTTTGCCGAAAAGCCTGAGTTGGTGCAATTTGTCACCGGGGCAAACCCCTTTGTCAACCGCCTCGCCCTTCACTACTGCAAGTTGCAGAACAGCGTGGATTGGATGGAGTTGTGCCGTTTGCAGGATATTTTGGATGACGTAGACCTTACCCTAAAATCGGAATCTGAGGGCACGGGAAGCAAGTCGGCAAACGAGATGCTGAAAATCAAGTTGGACATTATGGAGAAGTCGCAGAAGATACGCGACAAGATGCGGTTTTTGGCTACCGGATTGTTTATGGCTGATGCTAACCTCTCCAATTATTCCGCCTCTCACATGATACTCGAAAAGCGCAAGGCAATAATTACGCCTGAGCGATATGTGTCAGCTAAACGCGCAGCCCGTGAAACAGAGGAGTAAGTATAAATATGACCCTTTTGAGAAGGAAGTCACCCTGCTAAAAGGGCTGGCTGATATTCACCCATACACACTTGTCCTTCCTGACCCTCCCCCGATTGATGAATTTATCAATTACGGGCTTCACAGAGATCAGCAACGGTTCAAGCGCACTCAACTACCACACGAGTTGAAGCAGATTGACAGGCGCGTTAAAACAGGGGTAATAACGCGAGATGAAGGCATTGCCCTGATTGAACAAGACCCTGTTCTAACCCGGTTTGTTGAATCTTTGTGGCACAAAAGGGAGTTTGGAGAATGGCAGTTGATAAACGGGAAGCCCCTTCACATATCGCCTACCTATTGGTTCTATTTGAATTTTTGGGAGTTGAATATAGGATTGCCTGATTTTAGGACGGACTTCTTTCACTACTGCACCGACCATTGGTTGATGGCGTGGTGGGATTATATGTGCGTCCCGAATCCTTTTTGCGATGGCGCGGTTGAATTAACGCAACGGCAGTCAGGTAAAACATATCGGGCTGGCTGTATTATGTATGAGCCTGTTTCTCGCATGTACGAAGGACATGCGGGTATTCAATCAAAAACAGATGATGACGCAGAGCAAACATTTACAAAAGCGATAGTAAAGCCGTGGCGGAAGTTGCCGTTTTTCTTTCAGCCAATATGCTCTAATAGCACCTTCCCAAAGAGAGAGGGGCTAAACTTTTCCCCAAGAGGAAAAAAGGGAACAACAGACACCCTTGATTCAATGGAAAACGATGAATTAATGGGGAGCGTATCTTTTAGGTCGTCAGATGTAATGGCGTATGACGGGGCTACTCTTTACAGATACCTTAGCGATGAAGCGGGTAAAACCGTAGTCTGCGATGTTTACGAGCGTTGGGACGTAGTAAAGCCTGCCCTCAGAAGGATGAAGGGGAAGGCATATATTACTACTACCGTGGAGGAAATGGAGAAGATGGGCGGTAAATTTTTCAAGAAAATGTGGGATGACAGCGACCGATGCCCGACCAAAAGAAACTCCAATGAAATAAAGGTAGATGCCAACGGTGAAACGGTTAGCGGATTGTGGCCGTGGTTCACACCCGCATACTGCAACGAATTGTTTGACGAATATGGGTTCTCTATTGTTGATACCATCACGGAGAAGCAAAAGGATTTCCTGAGAAGGAAGGGAGAAAAGATATGGCACTTGCCAGCGATGAAGTTGATTGACCACATGATTGATAAGGCGAAAGACCCTATGAAGAAGCAGGCAATCATTCGCAAGCACCCTCGCAATATCCGAGAGGCTTTCAGATCATCAACAACATTTTCCTACTTCAACCTTGAAATCCTCAATGAACGCCTTGACCGCTTTACATACGGATACACCCCGGTAGAGAAGGATTATATGAAGTTTGGGAAGTTTGAATGGGTGAACGGTGTGTTTGGGGGAGATGTAGAGTTTGTGCCTACTGACTATGAGAACGCCCGCTTCCACATGAGTTACGAACCGCCGGAGGGCATGAGGAACAAGCGCATCCCTGCTCCGGGGAACAAGTTTAGACCTGCCAACACCGCGCTATTCCGTTCCGGGGCTGACCCGTTCAAATACGACACGGTTGACGTTAAGGACAAGAAGAAAATGTCCGATGGGGCGCAGCACATCTATGCGTTCTACGATGAATTGGTAGACGGAGGAAAAGAAAGGAAGGACTGGCGCACCAACAACATTGTGTATGAATACCTGTTTCGCGGCCCGAATCAAACGGTTGACGAGTTATGCGAGGACTACCTGAAAGCCTGCATCTACTACGGTTGCAAGCTATACCCGGAGAACAACAATGATGATGTTATCAAATACTTCAAGAAACGTGGGTTTGAGCATTACATTCAGACAGGTGTGAAGTTGATACTGAATGAAGGTGGAATCTACTTTAAGGACGAGATTCACGGAGGGGCGACCACCAACACCAAGATGATTGAAAAGATGTTCCGGCACGTCCAAAATTTCGTCAATGAGGATGCGAAGTATTGTGTGTTCTTTAGAACCTTGCAGGACGTAAAGGATGTTGAAAGAGATAATCTGAACCCCTACGACTGCTTTGTATCGCTATCCTACACCCTTATGGCAGCGTATGAAACTGATATTGCCAATAAACAGTTGGATGCCCGTAAAGAAGTAGACCCGGAAGTTTTGGAGATGTTGGGGTGGAGTGGGAATTAATCCTTAAAAATTTTATTTAATCGGCTAAAACGCTTATGTATCAAGCCTAATCAAATAGTCAAGCTCCCATAAACTCAATTCCAATTTTATCTCACAAATCACAATAACTTCCTGAATTGGGATTCTTGAATTATCTGCTGGCAATCGAATTGTGACTCCATTACTAAGTACGAAAACATCAAAGCCATTAAAATTCCTCATCACGGTTTCAACGCTCGCATACTTGCGAATCATTTCCTCAACTTTCGATTTAGCAAAAGAATCCATCAAGCTATCGCATATTCTCTTTCACGATGATTAATTTCGGCTCTCTCTAGCAGATATGCAGGTATCTCAAAGAAACTATAATGATGATCCGATTTCACCCAACCAAGAGCATCTAGAGCAGACTTTATTGTTCCGCGATTAATGTGTGCTGAAAAGAAAATATCTAAATCAATTTCATGATCCTTAACAGCATCTTCAATACTCTTATTTGAGCTACCAATAGTTTTCAATGCAGGGCATTGAATAAAAAACCATCCATCGCTTTCTTTTTGAAGAATAGGTAATGTGGCTTCAATCTTAAATATTCTGCCTAAATCATCTTCTAAGATTTTAAGCGATATGTCACTTGTTCCCATAGTTACCCCCTTTTTTTTGTTTTAGTAAAACAAGTTAATACTTTTCTGTATAACGATAAATATATGAAAAGTTTGGCAATGATATATTAGAATAACCGCTACGCCTGCTTCGCAATAATATTCTCCTCCTCAATGAAGAAGTATAGCTTCGGAAGCACCGGGTTGTTGAGCGGTTCTTCCACAGGAATATCGCAATGCCTGAGCGTATAAACCACATCGCCCGTTGACAGGTCGCTTCCCATTGGCGCAACCACAATCTTAGCCATATCCTCATGATAGCGTTCTTCCGCCAAGTCCGGCAGGATTATCCCACCATCAGACACCGTGGCGTTATTCAGCACAACGTCCTTGCCGCCGTCTTTTATCACAATGCCCGCGTCCGATTTCTTGTAAGGCTCGGCAATCACATGACCGTTTAGAGGAACAATATCCGTTCCGCGTAGTGCCATGTATAAGTCGCGGGAAGGGAGGATAAGGTAGAACTTCCCATCTTCCTCCAACGCCCAACAGGTATGACCCTGATAGTGTCCTCTATACATCGCTTCTGATGCCCCGTATATCCATTCTTTTGCGTTCTCCCAAATGTGATTACCGAAGAATACATTATCCCCCACCTGAACGTCTGTAACGCCGTCAGCGACCTGTAATACAGTCCCGTGGGTAGGGTTGTATCTTACGCCGGAAAGGGTGTTTAGGATAATGCCCGATTCAAGGGTGCGGAGGTTTGCGCCTGTGGTGTCGGGGAGGGAAAGCAGGATGTCTTTTCGCAGGAGTTTTTTGATGTCCATACCGCAAATGTAGAAAGTATTTTGAATTTTTCAAATGAGTATTATCTGGGGCGGACATATTCAAAGCCTCGCTCCCGTGCACGCTTTTTGAGTTTCTCCTCTTTTTTCAATTTCATATCGCGTTCCATTTGACGTTCCTCCAATGACTTTGGTTTCGGAGGATTTTTTCTCTGCTCCATGATACGGCGAAGCATTTCATCATCGTTATACACATTCACACCGCCACCGAAGAAAGCATAGAACGCCAAAAGCCCGTTGAGTGACGATGGGTCATCCTTATACAGATCATACAAAGTGCCGTAGTAGATAGGGTAGAGTGACTTTTTAACATCTTCCGACAACTCATAAGGATTGCCATATTCATCCACCCGATTTCCATAACGGTCAACCTTTGAAGAAAGATACCTTTCGCTGATAGCCGCCGAAGGAGCAAGTTTATTGATTGCCATTTTCAGCAACAAGTCCTGCTTAGTAGGCGTTTTATGCTCTATACCCAACTGCGCTACCTCACCGCTTGACATTTTTATTGAATCAGCCATAAGACGCGACAATGCCACAATCTGTTGAATCCTTCCGCCCCACGGGTCAATGCGCTTATCACCCAACTTTATCTTCATAAAATCGCTGCTGCGCGGGTCAAATTCTACACCAGTTTCAGGGTCGTCATCATTGTTTAGCGAAGCGGCGGCAAGCATTACCATTCCGGTAGTCAACCCAACGGCTTTGGAGAAGTCATTGAGTGCCATCTTTTGAGCAACAGAAGGCTTAAACCCTTCCGCAGCAGCCCGCATTTTTCCAAAGTGATACAATCCATACGGCGTTGCTGTCTTTATTTGAGAAGCCCAGTTACGCGGAGAGAAGAATATTTTAGATAGTGGTTCTGCAATCATTTCCGCTTTACCCAATGAAGCGCGTCCGGTCAAGGTGTTTATCACATCAGCCATATCCTTATACGCCTGCGGATTATCGCTTGGGCTAATACCCTTTTCTTTGAGCATCTCCATACCGTCCATGAATCTTAGGATACGCATAGTGTCAAGGTATCCAACAGACGCTCTTTCGATAGCCTTCGCAGGATTAGCCGCCTTCCACTTCTCATACGCCTCTTTACCCTGCGCTTTGAATGGAGTTCCGAGCATGTTCCACATCATATCAGTCCATCCGCTATAAAACAACTCCTCCCTTGCCGTAACCTCTGCGTGAGGCTCTGTTATGGCGAGTTTTGACTGCTTTAGCAACGGATACCATTCTTGCGCCTTGATGTTGTTCAAAAACCTCTCCGTTTCCTTTTCACTCTTGAACATTTTGTATGCGTTCTTCAATCCCTCTATCGCATACTTAGGGTGGGCTATTGTCTGAATAAGACCTTGAACGCCGACAAACGATGCCTCACCCGTTGCACTCAATCCCCTTGTCAACCCCCACGCATCCCAAATTGAATCGCGCACCCTTTCAGCCCGCGTTCTATTGGCAAGTTTTGCCTTGTAAAATTCCTTGTCGTATTCGGATTGCAGGCGAAGTTTTTCGGCGCGTAACTTGGTGAGTTCGGTATCTTCAATAGCGGGTTTGACTACCTTTTTCTCAAAGTCCCCTTCCTTCAATTTACGCTGCAAGTCCTCTATGCGCCTTTGCGCCGCCTTCTTTGCAAGTTCAGTCTTTCTCCGTTCCTTGTAATCATCATCTTTGAATAATGTGTCATGCTCTTTTTTGACCCTATCCATTTCATCTTTCAACGCTTTGAGTTCGGCATCCTCCCTTACAGTCCTTGCGTTTTTAGGTGTCTGCTCACCTCTTTCAATCTCACGCTGCAAGTCCTCTATGCGATTCTTTACATACGCCTTTCTCCTGTCAAGTTCGGTCTTTAATTGGCTTTCTATCGTTGCCTCATCCATTGGCAGGTCTTTCATGGCTTCCCGTAGCTGCTTTCTCAAAGCACGCTCTTGAGCATCCATTTTATCCCTTTGCGCACCGCTTTTCACAGGACGCTTCTTGTTGGCTACATCTTCAAGTGCCGACACAATACGCCCAATGTTCTTCATCTTGCGTATCTGCACGTCAACCTCATCCTTGCTCAAGTTGACGGTTTTGCCGTATCCGGTTATGGCATCGCGTATCTCCCTTTCGGTAGCATCAGGATATTGGTCTTTTATCTTCTCCGCTACCGCTTTGGTGAGGTCGTCAATATTATCAATACCGCCTTCTACAAGTTCCCTGATAAGCGATTTTTTTATCTTGACGCGACCGGACGTTTCACCTTCTTTTTGCATTGCCTCTATTGAGGTAACAATGTCTGCTGCGAAATCATCCACATTTATCTTGCCGCCAAACTTCTCGGCAACATACTCCTTGACCTTGCCAACAACATTTTCAATGGTAGCACCTCCAACCTCAATCAATCCGCGACCAATCTCAGAAAGTGCATCTACTACCTTTGAACGCTCATCACCATAAGCACTCATCTTCGCGCCTAATGCGGAAGCGAGGTCGTCAAGACCTTTGGCGATACGCTGCTTGCCGAATACTATCGGCGTTTCACGCTTGCCCTTTTCGCGCAACACGGAACGCCTAATGTTCTCTACCGCCTTCTTTTCTTCCTCTTTCTTTATGCGATCTTCGGCTTCCTTTAATTTGCTCTTTACTTCTTTGAGTTGCTCATCAAGTTCCCTGAATTTATCTTCAACATCCTTCGGTATCTCGCCGTTGTTAGCCTCTTTGTAGTCCTTGATTTTCTTTTGGAGGTTATAGCCTAAATCAGACTGCTCGTAGATTTTAGCAAGTGCCGCACTAAACCTACCGCCTTCCAACGCTTGTTTGCCAAATTCGTCAATTAACTCGGCTTGCTTACCTGCCAACGCTCTCACTTCTTCGGGGGTCTTTGCGTCTGCAAGTTGTTTGTCAACCCTTTCAATCAGTTCATTCCATACGAAGGCTGCTGACGCTCCGGTAACATCTCCCGACCTTACCGCGTCAAGTGCCGCATCTTCTCCAACGGAATCAATGAATTGCAACGCTCGCTCTTTGGCTACTTCCTGATTTTCAACTTCTCTGGTAAGTCCTATCTTTTCAAGTTCGGACTTCACCTCATCCCTGAACTCTCCCTCATAAGCCCGGCGGGTAGTGATTGTTTTCTTTACTTTCTCCCCTTCCTTTCCGCCTGCCGCTTCACCGCGTAGGCTATCGCCAACGCTTGTGCTTTCGGTTTCCCCGCCTTGATTTCCGCTTTGAGGTTGGCTTGAAATGCTTGTTTTGTTGGTTGTTTTAGGAGTGGCATTTTCGGTTGAGTTTTGTTCTTCGTATTTATCAATAATTTTAGAAAGCACCCTTCTCATTGCAGGATGCTCATGCTCCATAATTTTTTTGGCATCACCAATGCTTATTGGCGGAGAGTTTTCACTGTTTTGTATTATATCAGCATCTGCACCGCTTATCATTTTGCCCGCACCTTTCGTTTTTCCGCTTTGAGGTTGCTCTTGAACGCCTCCTTCGAGGGGCTTTTGATTAGTGGCATCGGTTTCGGTATTTAGTGGTTGAGTAATCGGTTCTTCGGTCGGATCGGCTACCGTTTCGGAGGGGGTTTCCGCTTCCACAGGCTTTTCCACAACAGCCTCCACCTTTTCCACAGGCTCGGCGGGGTGTTTCAATTTATCACTCCATATACTTGCCTCTTTTCCATCTTCAAATTGAATCTGATACCTTTCAGTTCCATCAGCACCATCGCCCGTTTTGTACAATACTTTTACCTTGTGGGTTTCATCATATAAATCATCATAAAACTCGGCGTATTGTCCATCTTGAAATATTTGATTTTGTGTTTTTGGCGGTTCTGCTGTTTTAGTTTTGACTGATTCTTTTGGACTGTTTTCGTATTCGCGTAATTTTAATTCAATGTTTTCAAGACGGCTTTTTGTGTTGTTGTATTCAGTTAATGATTTGCCCGTTAATTTTTGCCCACGCATTTGCATTTCTAAGGCATTTAGGGTAAACCTAAGAGTAGCAGCCTCATTATATAAGTCAGATATTTCTTTAGGCATTTCAGCCCCTTTAGTTGCGGGTTCGGCAACAGGCTCGGTTGCGGGCTGCTCCCCCTCGGCGGGGGCAACGGCGGGCGGCTCATTCGCTCCCGCGCTTCCTGTAACACTTTCATCGGCGGTGGGTTGTATGGGTGGTTGTTCTTGTTCTCCCTCCGCAGGCTCTACCTTCTCCTGCGCTGCCGTTTCAGCCTCTTTAGCTTCGATCTCAGCCGCTTTCTTCGCTTCCTCAATGTTCTTTGTAGCCTGCTCGTCACGCGCCTCCAAATGCTTCTTTTCAGCCTTCTCCGCTACGTCCAATCCTTTCTTCTTCCCGTTGGCATCCGTTTCGTTGGCTTTGGCGTTTAACTCGTCCAATCGCGCCCATTCCGCATCGGTGAGGGGTGTGCCTAACTTCTCATGCAGCACCTTCGTTTCAGCGTCAATCTTCCCTTTTATTGTTTCGTGGAAAGCAGGTGAAGCCGTCTTTAACTGCTCCTGCAACTTGGTGATTTCTTCTACGTGAGGCGCAACCTCCACCGCCTTGTCGAACGGAACATCAGGCATCTGCTTGAAGGTTTCCGCCTTCTGAGCAATAGGCATCGTCAGCGAAGCCCCATCCGCCGGAGTGAGAACACCCTGCTCCACCGCCTTGCTTACCCCTTCAATAGCCGCCTGCGGGTTAGTGTATGCCACCATGTCCTGCAACTTGGCTTTCTCCGGCGCACTCATTTCTGAACCGAACTTGTGAAGCCCGTCCATGATAATTCCTATCGTAGCACCAGTAGCAAACGCTTGTGGAACGCCTTCCATAACAGGAACATCAAGCCCCTGTGCCTTGTCCAAAGAGTTCTTTGCCGCCTGAGTAGCCGCGAATATGCTTCCTATGGCGGTATTTTTCTTCGCTGTCTTGGCAAGCCACTCCATGCCCGTCTTAGGCACTTCCCCGCCTCCCATCCCGTGAAGCAATCCTCCCGTCATTACATCAATACCCGTTGCTGCCATCGCATCAGTATGAGCAACCTTCATCGCTTCCTCATCGCTCATGCCCTGCTGTTTGGCTTTCATATACCCCGCCTTCGCTGCTGCACCGCCTCCGGCAAGTCCGAAGGTAGCCGAACCCGTTATCAAAGCAGGCAATGCGCCCGCCCCTCCGGTAGCCATACCTGCGGCAATGTATGGGGAAAGTCCGCCTAATGTAGAGGCAACAGGCCCGCTAACTGATTCAATCATCTCGGCAGGGTTTCCGGTGAGAAGTCCGCTTATCGCTTGCCCCATGTCAAAGCCCTTCGGCTCGGCAGTTTCGGCTTGCTGTTTAGCCATACTCTCTTTGAGCATAGCCGCCTTTTGCTCATCGTTGGCGTGCATGTATTTGAATCCAAACACCATGTCGTCAATCGTGGTGGACGCGGAATGAAGGAAGGTGTCAAGCAGCCCCATCTTCTTCGCGCCCTGCGGGTGGTCTTTGGCGTATTGCGCTGCTAAAGCATCCGCTTCGCCTTTCAATCGTAGGTATTCCTTTTGTGCTTTCTCCGCTCCGGCATTATCTCCGTTTTGCACCGCATCGTTCAAAAGCGATTGCGCGTCCATCTGCTTGTTGCGGAGGGACTGTATGGTAGGGTATAAGTCTTTAGGTTGCTCAACCGTTACGCCACTCGTCTGCGAAGGCTTTGCAGGCTCGGCAGAAACGGTCGTAGTAGTGACCACAGGCGCGGTAGAAGTCGGTGTGGAGGGTTGAAATTCCTCCGCTTTTTTTTTTGGAGGTGGAGGCAATAAATCTTCCCCTCCGATTTCAGGACTGACTTTCTTTGGTGGCGGTGGTAATAATTCGTCTGTTTCGAGCATCTTATTTGATTTCGTAGCCTTGAGATTTGTAGTAATCCATCAATTCCTTTTCGGTGTAGCCTTCATACCCCTTTGTGCCAACAAGCGATTTTATCTTTGCAGCAGTTGTTACCTTGCCGCCCGCAGGCTTCGTCTGCGGCTTGGCTTGCGTCTGCTGACCGCCAGCAACAGGGTTGGTAGCGGTTGGCTTTGTAAAGGTAGGAACATTTGCGCCACTTCCATACTTCTGCATGTCAATAAGTCCCTGCCTTACCGCTTCCGGCTTCACACCGTTGGCAATAGCAATGCTTGTAATGATTCCGTCATTCACATCAATATACCCTTCTTCGTCCGCAGGATTGTATTTGTTGTCATAGACAGGCACTTCAATATCCGAACCATCGGAGGATTTCACCTTCATTTTTGCTGATGATTGCGAAGTCTTTACCTTCAACTTGCCATTAACAAACTTCCATCCGTAAATCAGATTATCCTTCGCTTCCTTTTTCCCCGGAATAGGATTCCCGTAATCATCAATGACTTGCGCGGGGTATTTGCCAGCAGAAATATTTGTTAATGCGTCAGAGTATTTCACCTGATTGCGTTCAGGGGCTTTCCCCGCAAACACATCAAAAGTATATCCTACGTTTTCCGGGCCATACACATTCACTTCGCCGCGAGATAACGCATCCAACTGCTCCGCAAGGTATCTGGCACTATCGGCATCTTTCTGCCTCTGTCCCCACAATTTAGCACCTTGCACATAGTATGGGTCAAACTTCCCTTCGTGAGCCTTCTCAGCCCTCGTATTCACTCTGCGAAGCGTCTGCTCGAAATACACTTGAGCCGGGTTGACACCCCTCATATCCGCCTGCCTTTTGATTTCCTCCTGCTGTCCATCAGGCAACTTACCCATTTCCTCTACGGCTACTTCAACCCTTTCAGGCACATTCGCCATGTTCGCGGCGTGTTTCTGAATATCGCCGCCATCCGTCCACGTCCCATCAGCGTTCTGCTTCGGAGCAATGTCCGTCCACTCGGTAGTTTCCATGTAGCCTTTAGTGCCGTCAGGGTGGGTAATAGGGACTTGCTTTGTGGTCTTGGCGAGAACATTGTCTTTGGACTTCAACTGCTGCGCCATCCAATCCAATGTAGGCACATTCCCCTTTGCCGGAACAAGCAACTTGGACAAATCCATAGTCTTGCGCTCCTCAAAAGGCTGCATACGGAAGCGGGCGATGTTGGCGTTGGTCTTTTCAAGGTCATACTTCTTCCCGCCATCTGCCGCCAATGCTCCCATCAGTTTTGTGAACAATTCCTTCTGCGCCTTGCTCACCTGCACATCGTTCTCCAACGCCTTCTTCTCATACTGCATCTTGCCGTAAATCTCATTGAAAGCCGGATTCTCAGGATGATAGCCCTGCGATAATACCTGCGAATACTTGTCGTAAAGCTGCTTGGTCTTTTCTTGGAAATACCCACCGTCAGTATCAAAGATGCCCTTAGTGTCGGGGTTTATGTCGCCAACCAACTTGGCGGTGAGGTTCAGTTGGTCTTTCTTCGCAGCCTCGCGCCTGCGCTGCCCTTCGTCAAGTTGCTTTAGGTTGGATAGGTGTAGCGTTAGCGGGTCTACCGTCTTGTCAAAATATACAGCACCGATGCCCTCGGTGTTGGGTGATGCGTATGGTAATCCTCCTGCCTCTTGTGCCATCTTATTCCCTGTTTTTTACTGCGTATATACGGTGTAAAGCACCTTAATTCTAAAGGTTGAATCTCCTGCCGTCGGGTCGCCATTCAAAACAGTTATTGTGAGTGGCTGATTGATTGTGTAATTTGCCCCGTTTACAGACGCATTTTGCGCTATTGATCTTTGCGACCACAAATCTTGACTAACTGAAAGAATTGAACCAAATGAAATCCAAGAAGCACCCCCAAGATACAAGCTAACCTGAGTATTTGTTGCATACGGAGTTGTCCCATATTTTAATTCATACTGCGCTTGCAATGGGCATATTACCGTGCCAGCACCTTGTGCTGGAACGACTTCTATCGGCGTAGTGTGCAGCGAAAGTATTTGGGCGGATGTCAATTCTATTGTTGATGACATTAACTCTCCGCTTGATGATACTGGCGCACTGCCTATCTGATCTCCATCAAAAGCGATATTTATTGAGGACAGCGTTGGGATTCCTCCGATGAATATATTTGTAAGCCCATCTATGTATATTGATTCAATCTGACCCATATCATTCACAATAGCCGTTGAATCATACAGGACATCCGTGTCGTATAATTGCGACCCTCTATATGATCGCATATTAGTGTATTTTTTCAGTTGATTTCCTGATGCCACCAAATTTATGGCATCATAAAAATCATCCATAGTTCTGCCATTTCTTTTGTAGCTTATTTGTGTGAGCGTGCTACTGTTTTTAGAAACGGCATAGCATACAAATGTGTCTATTGGCTCTCCGTCAGACCCTATATCGGTTGACAAGACAATATATAATATGTCATTTACATCTACTGCAAATGACGAGCCGAAGGACTGAATAAGTCCATTTACTTTGTAGAGTTGCGAATCATAGAATACCATGTTGTTGTTGTTTTTAAATTTTAGGAATAATATACCCTGCGCTTTCAAACGCTTTGTAAATATCTGATGTTAATCTTGGCTGTCCATTTTGGTCATACTTAACCTTTGGGTTATTAGCAGCCTCGCGCCTGCGCTGCCCTTCGTCAAGTTGCTTTAGGTTGGATAGGTGTAGCGTTAGCGGGTCTACCGTCTTGTCAAAATATACAGCACCGACGCCCTCGGTGTTGGGTGATGCGTATGGTAATCCTCCTGCCTCTTGTGCCATCTTATTGTATTGTGCTAATTAAGCCGTTTGCTACACTTGTTGGAACGGTCTTGCCTGTTTTATACTCATTCATCAGGTAAGCATTATACATCTTCGTGAGCGCATCCTGATTCTCCTGCTGCTGCATATTGCTCATCATATTGCTCCCCGCGCTTGTGAGGCTACCGATGATAGTGTTCGCCGCGTTCATCTTGTTCGCCGTAGCCGCGTTCTCAAACGCACTCGCCGCCGTCAGCCCGCGCGCCTTCTCTTGGTCGCGTAAGTCCTCCAAATATCTCTGCTTGTCACCTACGTTCCACAGCGTATTGCCAACATCTGCCATCTTTCCCGCCTTGTAAGCCTCATTTCCCGCAAGGATTCTGTTCATGTCCTGATTCTCATTCGCCAATGCAGCACTTATCGCCGCCACCGTTGCAGCACCATTAGGCGATGCTTCGCGGATAGTCCGTAAGTGAGTGGCTAACATCTGCTCCTGCGACTTCTTGTATTGGTCAAGTCCGGGCTGGTCGGAGGAAGCAAGCATCTGGTCAAGGCGGAGTTTGGCAGCGTATTCCGGGCGGAGGCCAGCCTTTTGAGCCATGAGCGCGGCTTTCCTTATTTGTTCAGCCTGCTGCCTTTGCTTATTTGCCGCCACACCCTGCATAACACCACCTGCAATACCGCCAACAGCGGATAGAATAGGGCCAACTATGGGGATTGCGCCAAGTGCGCCTGTGGTTGTTTTTAAAACGCCACCGCTTGTATTTAATGTTTCTCCTGATTCGTCGGCCATGACACCTATTTTTGCGTTGCTAAATTAATGATTTTTACTTACTTGTCCGCTCACTCAAAGACCAATTCGCATCCCAACTATACAGCCTCACCAACACATCAGCATCGTTCTCCAACTCTGCGGTAAGTGAACTGCTCCGTAGGTCGCGTCCATTTACAATTCGGGTAGCCAACGGCTTACTCACGTCGTTCAAGTCGCGCTTGAATGATGAATACCAATTCTCCCCTTTCTTCACCCAACTTCCCTTCGCAAGTCGGCTCAACTGCCCGTTGTCGTTCTTGATAACCGGGGCTGACCAATCATTGTTGTTGTCCGCCTGTAAGGTCTTTAAGGTGCAAGCGTTCCACACTTTTAACATATCCGGCTGCGCGTTGAAAACTACGTGGAGTTTGGTGGGGTATTGCTGACCGTAAAGCGAATTGTAGGTTTCATTTACATCGTGTAACCATACCTTGCCATCGCGGAACGACACAATCTCATTGCCCAATATTCCGTAGCACTCAGGATGGAATGAGTAGAATGTTGTCCACCTTTGCTTTGTTTCATTCCACGCCACCGTTTCATACGTCCCGTCAGACTTGCGGACGGTCAAGATATACTCATCTCGGTAGCGGTCGTAAACGGATATTGCATCGGTTATGCCATCAGCCTTCAACTGCTTGAAGTAGTTGACCATGCGAATGTCGCTGATAGCGTTTTCCCCATCGCCCTGATACTTCCACGCGGTAGCCCGGTAGTTGTTGTAGCCAAAGATTGTGCTGTCTTTGACCGCTACCGTCCCGCCGAAGTCCGTTCCGAGCAATTTGCTGTGAATGTATTCCGTTCCGAAGAAGTTGTCCGATGTTGCTACCACCCCCGATTCTGCACCACGGCTCGCCTGCATGAGCGTTACAAGCCCAATGTAGTTTGATGTTTCCTTGTTCTCCATCACCGCCACAAGGCTGTTATTGACGAACAGGAGGCGTTTGATGCTTCCGTAGGTGCGGTCAAGTTCCTTTTGATTCAGTTCCTCAAAGGCGGAAAGCCCGTTAAGCGCGGACGTGGTTTGGTAGTCGTTGGACACCCGCATCTTTGCCGGATTGTAGACCTGCTTGAAGTTTGGGTCAATGATACCGATTCGGCCAATGTCCTGCGATTGGGATGAATAAAAATCCGACACGGACGCTGATTCGATAACTACCGGATATGCCGCCGCAAACTTCGTAGCGTCATCCGTAACGGTTATAAGCCGTCCGTGCCAATAAGTATCTCCGTTGGAGAATGTGCCTGTGAATGAAGCCGGAACACCGTTGTTTATCGGTATAACCTCTCCGACCTCATAAAATATCTGCGCGTCCTCTGTTTCAACGGACTTTGGATTGAATATTTCAAACAAGCATCCTGATTGGATTTCAACCGGGAAGCCGTCGTTTTTGAGTATGATTGATTGCGTGGAAGCCTCATAGCCTGTTACCTCAAAGTCATTAAGCCCGTCATAATATTGTAAATTGCGATCAGCAATAAGTCTTACCCTATCGCCCACCTCGTAATTGTAACCTATCTGACTGCTATTGTTTTGAGCAAAGAATGTTATAATGTTTGACAGGGAAATTTTGATAGCCGTAGCATCCCTGTTTTGGAATGATGTGTCTATTTCAGGTGTAGTTTCCGTTGCCAACTGAGCCACATAAGTTACCTGATTTGCCACCCATTGTAGATACCTTCCGTAGATAGTATTGGTTGTCCGCATCCATTGCATACGGGTAGCCCATGAAGGGAAACGAGTATTAGCCGAAAGCGTCCATGATATTGTTGGCTTCCCATGCTTGTATGTAGTAACAGGGTATTGATTAGGGAAGTATTTGTTCAAGTCCTCTGTAAGAAATGGAACATAAACATCAAACACATTTGTAACCGAGCAAAGCCTGCCAGCGTTGTCATACAGCCTAACTCCGTAAGTGTAATTCCCACCTCTTTTATGTGCTTTTACAGATGGGTTATTCCCTTCTGATATTGCAAAATCTCCGACAGTATATGGCTGTAACGGATTGTATTGTCCGGGGTTCTGTCCATACGGGTCAATCGTGATTGATATTGTATTGCCGTTTGGATAAGTAATAATGCAGAATATGCCGCCATTGACGATAACGTAGTCAACAGTTCTGTTTGCTGACGATTCAGGAACGAATGTGTTTGTCTGAACCTGCATATTGACAAGGTTCGGAGTAAGCATATCGCTCCACGCGAGAATAGAATAATCTCCATTCACATTTGTTGTGGAGGTCTGACCATTGGTGTAAATAACCCCAACGTCAGGAATCGGAGATAAGGTTGTAGAATCAATTATCGTCCCCTCTATAAATGTAGACCCGTTCTGCCTTGCTCCTGCTGTTGTTGCGGCAATAAATCCATGCCTTAATCCATAATCACCGTTTGACGCGCTAATCGGTAGCCCATTGAGTGTTTTGGCTTGCAAAGTTTTGTTGTAATAATCAGTAACAGTCCCCTGATAAAACAGGTAGTTCAATTCACGTATCTTCCATACATTGTTTGGCTCACCAAGTTTTGTCTGATAAGCCATCAGGGGGAACATATTTATTCCCAAAAAGTCAACATGATTACGTCCATCATCATCAGGAAGTATCATAGCCCCGCCTATACCAAACCAATATCCATTGTGGTCTGTGATAGCCGATTCTTGCCACCCTTGAAAAACGGGGTGCAATCCAACCCATGTTGGGTCAAATACTAATGATGCTGTGCTTTGCTCAACACCAATGCCATTTGCCCCATATCCAACAATGGTTTTTTCTACCGGAAGCCCATCAAACTGATTTGAGTTTATGTCGCCTCGCCCATCATCAAAACTTGATGAGTATAAGTATCCGTTGATCGGTTGCCAAAAAATAGCGTTTACGTTTGTATATGGGCTTGCTCCGCTTTTAGGTAGCGAAACATCGTGTATTGGGGCAAGGTCTGCCACAACAAATGTCCCGACAAAAACATCGCCTCCGCTTACGGTAACAACAATCTCATACCCTTTCTTCCATTTTGACGGCTGGTAAGCATCCCCGTCGCCCTCAAAATAACCCCATACGTTTGTTGAAGTTCTTTGCCACGTTACACCTGCATTTAGGTCATACGCAAAACCTTTCCCAAGTTTATCACCAAAAGAACACCAATGAGAAGCAAGCCTTATCACATACGTCCCATCAGGAACAAGCATTTCCCATTCACTATACAAGTCATTCCCTCCACCATAATAATCACCGATTGAATCTATCTGATTAGTTGATGAGGTATCCAACGCTCCGTTAGAATCCGTTGGCAAGCCTATATTTACCTGCTTGCTGACTGTAAAGTAATTGGTGTCGGCTGCATACACAGGCCATCCGCCTTCCGGGATTCTCTGGTCGAATATATCTTCCATCCCGCTACGCTGCCCGTAGTTGTTGTTGTATCCATATCCACCCCCGCCATAATATGCGAAATCATTTGACGTTCTTGTGGTGTCGTGGAATATGCCACCGCGTTGCAAAGTGTAGTTTACATCAGGATTCGAGTGCTGCCAAAACGGATACTTTCGGTAGTCTGGGAAGGTATTGTAAAAAGTCCTTCTGGTATAATTTGAGCCGTTATTTGGCTCTACCGCACCATTTCCAAGCCCCATCGTCATAATCCTGATTCGGCCTGAAATTTTATGCAACTTCGGGTTAGGGTCTGGCGAAAAATCAATCGCATACTCCGCCTCTACGCACTCCGGCGCATCATACCCCTCCAAGATTCCACCTTCGACCATCCGGTTCTTTACCGCCAACTCAGCGTCAGCCTTGATAGGAACATCGTCAAACAGCTTTGCCGTCAACGCCGTGTCAATAGGCGAACTGATAATGTCGTTGTAGAACTTGAAATGGCACACCCACTCCCCGTCAGCGTAGTCAAGGAAGTCGCATTGCTCCAAGCGGATAACGCGCCTGTCTGAGCCTGTATTCTGCTCACGGGCAATCAAACTGATCTGCTTCAAGATAACCAACGTCTGCGCATTGGCAATCGTAGAATCATTGAAGTTTATGTCAATGTAATTGTATAAAGGATTGGAAGTGCCATCGCACCCCAAGTTGTTTATCGGTATCTGCGACCACACCCCCAACGCCAAGTCCGTTCCCTCATTGTCGTCGTAACGCGGCTGCAAGCGAGCCTGAAACACCTTGTTCTTGACGTAGTTCGGTTCGTAGTCGGAATCCTGCTCGTAAGTCAGCAATGGAGGATTGAGGAAAGGCCACTTGCATCTGTCGAAAAAGCGGTCAATCAATACACCTCCATACCAATTATCCGGCACTATCATAACCGCCGGAGTGTCAACCGTTACCGACCATATCGTTCCGGCTACCTTCTCCGTTATTGTGAAATGGCATCCGCAGCCGTCTGTTGTTACAATTCCCGTAGGGTCTACTTCAAGCAGATTAGCGATCTCGCTAACCATCACCGCCCTGTCAGCAACCGTAGAAGTGGTAGTGTAAATCTGATACACCGTCCCGCCCGATTTGTTGAGGAACTTCCACAACAACAACTGAGGCACATTGCCGTCCGTTGTCACCGGAAGAATAACGTCCCACGATTTCTGCTTGCCTACAATATTGCCTTTGGTGAGGTTTATCTTGCGAGGTTGAACGCTGTCAGTCCAATACAATAAGTCGCCCGTTACCCCATACACGATATTCATGGACAATATGCGCTCATCGCGCTGCCATCCGAAGTCGTATTGAATCACTTGGTCAACCACTCCGTAAGGGTTCAGAGCATCCGTCCTGTCCCTCCAATACCTGCCTATCCAATGCTTGCCGCGTGAGTTCCACACAGCGAATACGGACGAATGGTATTGAATATCCTCGCATGAGCCAATGACAATATTCTCCCCTTCGGGAAACACGCCATTGTTATACGGACTGTTGTATGTTTCAACAAGGGCGTTACCCTTCATGTTGGTAGCCGTGCCGCCGAGGTGCGCATCGGTGATGGAGTTTCTGAGATTTAACGCATAAAGGTAATCGCCAACGGCTATGTTCCTGACCTCGTTATCGAAGTCCATGCCGCCAACGCTTTTTGTCAAATCCAGATTATGTGCCATTATTTTGCTCCCTTCGGTTTATCTGTGCTGTAAATCGGAAAAATCTTCTTTGTTCTTGCCATAACTCATTAAAATTAGGCTTTTACGCCTTGATATGTGTATTCTCTTATCAAATCCACCCACTCATTCTTAGTCATCTTCTGCTGCTTGCTCACAATATCCCTCACACTCTGATACCATCTGCTGTGATTAGCCTGCGTCTGCCGTTGAACCATTGCGTCCGGCGACCATATCGCCCTCTGCCAATTCACGTAGTTGATGAGGCATTGAACCATATTCTCCGGCACATAGGCGTTACCCATGTCGTTCATGAAGTCCCCGAAGTATTCAAGGACACAATGATCTATACACACGCATTGGTCGAAAAGAATCTGCTGCGAGTGGAGGTCTATCTTGTAGCCTCCGTGGTAGAATCCCGGCCCAATGGCGTAACTTCCCATTGAGTAGGAGTATGAATATGGCTGCCCGTAAGTAGGAAACCACCATCCCGCGACCGAGCCAAGCCCGATGTTCCCGTCAACAGTTCCGGCACTTGCCGGATTGGTGTTGCAGCATCCGGTAATGAAGTCCTGAATTTCTTCGCCAGAACACGGACACTCATTCTTATTATCCATAGGAAGGCAAAGACTGTCATTCTTGTCGAAGTTGATGAACCGCCCATTTACACACACGCCAATTCTCAGGTAGTCCTGATAGTCGCGGGGAAGGGTAGCCTTGTGATTGACAATAGGAAGTTCAGCGACCTTCACCGAAGCAGAAACAATCTCCAACTCATTCAGCTTTTGATAGCCGTCAATGAGCCATTGGAGAAGTTGCTGGTCATGCTGTGTGCCAACAATACTCAAGTTCAGTTTTACCCTCTCAAGGCAGTAGTTCAGGTTTTTCATTCGCTTCGGCTGTCTGCGGTTTTATCCTCCGGTGTTTGTCGTTTAAGCATAAAGGCTTCCTTCGTCCTGTCCATAAGCATCTTCGTAAATTCACCACTACAAGGCAGTATATCTTCTTCCGTCAAGCCAAGCAGCGAAGGAATATAGGTTATCAGCGCATTTGGGTATGACCCCGCAGGCATGTTGTTGAACCATATCTTCATTCCCTCCACCTCAAAGCCTATGCCTCCCATCAGCGTAGCACTCTCTAACTGTCCGTAAGCCACTCCCGCACCTACTCTTTGGTGAAAGAAAAGCACCGGAACGTCCACATCGGTAGTGTTGGCTTGCAAGCCCCTTACCGCCCGGATGCCAGAGTATTCGTTGAAGTTTAGATATTCCGTTGGCATGTTTGCAAAGAACCGTCCTCTTACCGGATTAAAGGCAATCGGAACAACCCTGCTAATATACAGAGTATCATTCAATTCTCGCTGAGAAACAATCCCTACTCTTGCACTTTCTGAAACAAGGGTAGCCCCGGTGACGAGGTGCGAAATCATCTCGGTGCGGATAGCATCTGCCCGGACGATTACGTTTCGCCTGTCCAATCCCTTGTCTTGGGTGGTGTAACCAAGTTCTTCGATTACCTGATCGCAAAAACTTCCGATTAACATGCTATTTTATTTTTAGTTCCCAAGTTGTATTCTTGCCATTGCCATCTGATATAATTCCTCCTCACGTATCGTTACTCCTAAATACCTCGCACACCTCACCGCGAAGTCGGGGTGAAGTATCTCCGGCCATTCCAACTGCACCGATGTTGCCGGGTCGTAAATGACGAAATCTCCGTTCAGCGTGTAGCCGTAGACAGGCGTTACAGGCTTGCGAACATACGTCAGCGTTACGTTGGTGATAGCGTCCGGGTATATGCGGAATTGGTTATTGATATAAGCCACAACCGGATATTCAAGAGTAGGGTATTTGATGTAGTTATTGAGCCTTACAGACAGTTCGCCATCCGTAACAAATTCCACGGGCTGAATAACTGAGTGACCCACACCATCGGCATCAAGATAGGTGTAGTCATACCGGATGCTGCTAAAAGCAAGCATATTGGTGGGAATATTAAATCCATTGCCCGTTTTGTTTAGGGTTGTTGAAATGATAAATGGCCTGATTTCATCGGAAATCTGTTGGGTGATCTGATAGGACTGAGGGGCTTCCGGCCTTCCGACCTGATACGCTTCAGGCAGTCCAATCTTGACCTTTGCAAGTTCGATATTCACCACGTTGAAGGCGGTGTTTATCTGGTCGGGCGAATACTCCCCCGACTGTTCCTTGTTTCCAAGCGTGTTAAGCCATGCAACGATTTCGCCTACGTTCATATTAGGTCAGCCCTGTTCTTGTGATTGTCAATTCAACGCTGCAAGTTCCTCCGCTTGTAGTTTTCGCCACAAGCAACTGAATCTCCTGCCCTGCCGTTGCCGTATTGTTTGCCGTGATCGTTACCGCTACGCCTGTTCCGTGAGCCGAACTTGCCGGAATCGTCAAAAGCCCTCCGGTCATATTAGTGCCGCTCGCGTCCTTAATGGTAATCGTTCCATCATCCGTCCCGCTAATTGTGGACGTAACACGCGCCTTCGCGGACGTTATTGTTCCGGCAGGCACTTTCACGTAGTATGTTCCTTGCGCTGCCGTTACGAAGCTAATATCCACTCGCTTGTATTCGGTGAGTGTTGATACGCTCCACGTTCCCGATGCTACCACCGGAAATCCTGTTGACGCGCTTGTGTCCTGTCCTGTTCCACCCCTAACCGGGGCAAGTTGCGCCTCCTCAGTCATAACTCCCGTGTTGGAGTTGATAACTACATAGTCGGCAGTCCCGGCGGCTGTCTTGGAACGGGCGATTGCTGCTGCTGCCGCTACCTTTGCGTTGGTGATTGCGCTGTTGGCAATAGTGAGCGCACCCGTATTGGCGAGCGTTGCATCCCCACTCATAGCCACCGAAGTCGCTACGTTTGAGCCGTTGCCGACAAGAATGTTTCCAGATGTGAGTGGGTTAAGGGCGGTGAATGGAATGTTGCCCGAAATCATTGTCCCGTCAATACAATTACCGCCTCGAAGGTCAATGAACATATACTGAGTGACAGCCCCCAAATCATCAGACATTGCAATGTATTTGAACAACTGATTGACCCTGAATGTATCAATAGTGTTGCCCAAAAGCCTGAAAGTAAAACCGTTCAAATCAACAACGCCTACATCGGGGACTTGGTTTTGAATAATAACAGTATTCCCCGGACTTGGATTAGCCGAAAATTCCACTTTGAAATCAGCAGCAAGCGTGATTCCGCTCGAAGCCCAAAGGTAAATAATCGTGCCGTCAGCCATTGTGGAGGCATCAAATGTGTGTGTGCCTCCCGCGTTGGTTACTTCTACTGGAATGATTGCTGCCATGTTATTTTAAGAATAAGGTGATTGAAGCTGTTTCAAGTGCAATATCGCCCGCCGCGTCGCTGTGGGCTTGGAAGTCAATGTCATATCCCGTTGTAGTCAAGTTCAGCGCACCAAACGATGCTACTGGCTTTTCGTATTCAGATAGGATAGTCCATCCACTTCCATAAACAAGGAACGCATTTTGATATAACCTTGTTTTCAGCGATATGCGAACCTCTGTGTTGCTCACCCTTGTAATGAAGCCGTCAAACTCAATCTTGGTTACATTTTTCGCAGGGAAAGGAGTATTGATATTCAAAGTGTTTCCGTTGAAGCGGACGCGAACCTCCTGAACGGAAGTAGGATTGGCAGAACTCTTGTATGAACATTGAAAGCGAACTTCACTACCATTCGTCGAAAGCGTTCCCGCAGGCAGCGTATAGGCAGTATGCCCGGTCATTACACTCTCCCATCCCGTTCCGGCTGTTACCACCGAAGCAAGTTGGTTGTAAAGGACAACCGCCCCATTAGACCCGTCAGCACCTTTGATGTTCCCGGTAATAGCCCACACACCCGCAGTCTTGAGATACAAGTCGTAGGTGACAATATCAAGGTAGGTATCCCCATTGCTTCCTGTTCCACCGCCCGGTGCGCCCGAACCTTGCAGGAATGAACTTCCGTCCAAGCCCGCTATGGAACTGAAATCAATTAAGGTAGTCCACCCAATATCGGTGGTGTATTTCCATTGGAACAATGTGCCGCTTACCCGGAACTCAGGGGTCAAGCCATCTGCACCATCAGAGCCGTTGATTACATTCGTTGGAACAACAGGTGCAGGGTCATCGGTGCATCCGCACTCACAGCCCGCAGTAAAGCCCGTTACCTCGTAGAAGCGGTTGTAAAGCCCCGCCACATCGTTTGTGGCACATACAGAAGCCCGCGCAATCATCTGATATACGTCAAGCCCCATCTGCCACTTCTTCAACTCCGCAATCGCCAGAGTAGTATTCCCGGCAGCGATATAAGACCAATAAGAGTTATACAGCTTTTTCAGGTAGCAATACAAGGTGCAAAGCCCGTTGTCGCAGGTTACAATCGCATCCGCTTCGATAGCGGCTACGTTCACATAGTAGTAGTCATTGCCGCGCTTGTAGGTCAAAATAACCCCCAAAGAGGCTGAATACGCTCCCGTCCACAACGGATTGTTCGTAGCACCCAAAAGTATCGTCTGCGCATTGGCAGTTACAGTCGGTTGCGCCGTCGTTCCGTCAGATTTCTTACTCACCAACGGAGGTCGAACAGTATGCGTCCGGGCAATATTGAGCAGCGAATAGCCCGCCGGAGAAGCGTAGGTAGTCGTATCAACCGATGTATAAGTAGCCACCGAGCAGTCCCACGTTTCTTGTAAGGATAAGGTAGGTGCAAGGCTCGAAGAAAGGTCTACCGTGATAGTCTTTTCAACCACAATAGCCGACTGCCCGTTAGGGACTACTTGGCATTTTAGATTGAAAGAATAAGCCCCGTAAACAGGGATGTAGGTATTCGTGTATGTCAGCAGATCAAAGTCTGCCGTAGTAAGCGATGTTAAAGTAGTATCGGGGGAAGAAAAGTCAGAAGCAGCAAAGCCAGCGTTCTCATAACACACCCCGCCAAGCGAATTGACGCATTGGAAAATGATTTTAACAGTATCTCCCGCACCGGAACTGATACCAAGCCCCGACCAGTCTGTAATGTCCGAAAAACTATCGTAGTTACGCGGCGCGGTGGGGTAGAGAATGTGCATTGTGTTCTCTATCGAAAGAGCCGCTATAATCTGTGCCGAGGTAGGTGCTGCCATTGCTTTTTAAAGTTAAAGGGGCTGTTCACGCTTGCGCACAAACAGCCCCCGTGATTGCTGTTTGATATTGTTATACTCCTAACGCATGTTTATTCAGTTCTTCCGAAAGTTCGTTTGCCACATTCCCGTTTCCGCGAAGATAACCAACAAACCATTCTACTGCATCATCATTGTCGGTTTTTCCGGCAGGAACGGTGCAGATATTCGGCTTCTTGTGTCCTTCACGACCCCAAATGAACTTGCCTGCCTCGTATTTCAGGATGCCATTGGCAAGTGCCTGAGTGACCTTTGCCGCCACGTCAAGGGCTGCATCGGAAATCGTGTCAAGCATTTTCTTCGGGTTAGCAGAAGCAGCGATGTAAAGCGGGCTGAGAACACTCTCCCAATCCTGCTCATGTTCCTTGCGTGAGGTAATCAAGTCCTCCCAATTTGAGTGACCGTATGCCTCATACAAGTAGCGGAGTTGCTTCTTGTTCTTCTCTTTCAGTTCGTCAATCTTATTGATTGCCTTCACCTCCAAAGCCTTTTCACTCACCGTCTTTTGTGCGGCGGCTTCCGGCTTCATCTGGTGGAATAGCGGGGTTTTCCCTTGATTGATAGCGTTTTCTGCGTTCTCTGAGTGCTTGAGCAAATAGTAGAACAATGCAGGGTCGGTAGCGGTATTTACTTGCAGTTTATGATTAATGAAGTGCAGGAAGTCGGGGTCAAGTCTTTCCTCAACGCCGCGTCTGCCGGGCTGCTTCACACTCTTGTTGTAGTAGGTGAGAACACCTTCGATGTTATTGATAACAACGGTATCGCTTGTTCTGATGGAATGTTCGCCTGCGATTTTACTCATCATGCCGAACTTACCCATCACCTGATAGGGTTCGACATTTGACAGGCAGAAGGTTACTACTTTGTCCTTTCCGCGAGGCATCTTATCCTTCACAAAGGCCATATATTCGGTAAACTCCTCGTTATTTAGCTTTAAGGGCATATAATGATTGTTTGGTGACTTTTGGGTTGGTTTCCCGCCGAGCATTACCCCGGCGGGATTCCATTCATCTATTTACTGCTTATGCAGGGATTACTCTTTGAAGATGCTCTGCTCCGAAGAACTCAGTTCCCCAGTGACCGAGGAAGTTCACAACGAGGTTATCAACGTCGTTAGTTGGAACGGCAGCGTTCGCGCCAGTTTCCCATACCTTCATCGCACGATTCCACTTGTCTTTCTTCTTGTAGGTCATCACAAAGCGATCACGCATTGTTCCTTCCGCATCCTGTGATTTAGTCAGAGGAATGAAGAATCCGTATCCGGTTTGCTTGAAGCCATCAGCACCTCCGTTCACTTCCAATCCCCACTGATGAACAGGGCAAAGGTGGAAGTTGTAGCCTCCGTAGGAAACTTTAGAGAAGTTGATGTCAACACCCATCATCTTAGCCTCGTTCTCATATCCTGCTTTGAACACAGATGAGTATTCTGATGTTCCGACAGTTCCGAACAGGTTAGGATTCTGAGAGAATACATCGCTCAGTCCGGTTGTCATTGACAGGTTGAGTTCAGGTGCGATCAGGGCAAGGAACTTCACGCCGGATGCTTTCTTCTGTGCGTAGCGGATGTTCTCTTTCAGTTCGTTGATACCGTAGTTTCCACCGACATAAGGCAGCGTCTTACCAGAGGTAGAGGCTACATAGTCCATTGAATACATACGGCTTGCGCTTCCTGAGTTCAGGTTTACAGCACCGAACACTGCGGTGTCACCAAGCTGTTCCAAGAAACGGAACTCGCCGTCAAGGTAGCCTGAGTTGTAAACATCGCGCATATTGCCGAACTGATCTTTTTCAAACCACTGTTGGTTGGTCAAGGCAGTTCCGGTTGCAGCCCATGTTTCCTTTACGATCTGCAAAGGGAATTGGAGCAACTCACGACCCGTAGTGCGGGCTGATGGGCCACCTGTTCCTTCCGCAAAAGCGTTACCTGTAATCCACACCGCATCTCCGGCAGTAATTGACAGGTTGTAGGTAGGACGATCAGGAACAACGGTTACGGTGTAGTTTCCTGTTCCAACGTGGGTCACGGCAGAAATCTGACCGGAAGTCTTGTTCTTGAACAGGACGGTATCGTTCACGCGAGGGTAAACGGTGTCATCCACCACGTCATTGGTTGATACTTGGAAGGTCAGGGGGTTGCCAGCACCTACCGCGCCAACAGTTGCCTGTGCGTGGAAGTTCGGATGAATCCAGCCTGCTTCAAAGTGCTGTGCGCTTTCTCCCATGATCTCGCGGGTCAAACCGAGAGTTTTGAAGATGTTCATTGGGAGGATATACTTGTGATTGTAATATACAATGTTGCTGATCTGCGGCTTCGCAGTATCATAGAAGGACATCAACTCGTTCGTTACTACCGAGCCTGTCGCATTTTGTTGTTGGAGTGCCATTGCTTATGCGTTTTTTTGGCGGTTATGAAATGGGTAAATTCGTTGCCTCCCTCTTGGCTTTGTTCAGCCATGACGATTCACGCGAGTTTCCTGAATCAACGGGCTTTCCTCCCACACTTGCCAGAGTAGGATTGTGCATCATTTGCTTCATCATCTCGGTGAACTTCGTCGCCTGAACGTCCAAAAGGGCTTTGGCGATTGCAGGGCCTTTCTTAGCCCACACTTGATTTTGAAAGAACTCATTCATCTGGGCTATGCCTTCCGGGGTAGCGTCAATCCCCGCAGCGATGGCCGTCGCTGCTACTTCGGATTGAATGGCTTTCAGGTCGTTATCAGACAGAGCATACTTGAAATCCAGAGGTAGCTCCACCTCACCCTTTTCCCCAAACGTTTTGAAGGTCAGACCGGGGATTTCGAGTTCCCGCGCCTTTCCTGCAATCGCAGATGTTTGAGTGTTCCAAAAGTCGGCTGCTTTCCTTTGTGCTTCTTCCTGCGCCACATTGTCCACTTGGTTCTGAGGATTGAATGTTTTGCCGATAAAATCACCGAGGAATTGCCGTGCTTCTGATGCCGCCTTGATCTTGGCAGCTTCTCTCAAAGTTATTTCTGTTTCCGTCATCAGGGTATCATCTACCCCGAAACGGTTTGCAAAATCTGCTTCTACGTGGCGATCTTCCCACCCCTTGTTTTGCAACTTGGTGGCGAGTTTGATTGCCGCGTCTGCGTCCATAGCCTCCGGCTTGATGTCATGATACTGCGCGATTGTTTTCAGGTCTACACCTTTCTTGGCGAGATCGTCAACGTATTTCGCCATATCCGAAATTTCAGGACGGCTTTTCAACTGCTCGTATTCAGGCAGCACCTTCGTATTGAGGTCTGTCCATTTAGTTTTCAACTCATCAACACTTGTAACACCGAGTTCCTTTACAAACTCATCCACGTTAAACGTCACCGGAGGCGTTGCCACAGGCTCAGTAACGGGAGGTTGCACAACAGGTTCATTCACCGGAGGCGTAACCTCGGTATGAACTTCTGTATTTACCGTTTCAACAGCAGGCGGCTGAAATGCAGACATATCGAAATTAGGGTCAATATTTGACTTTGTTCCTTGACTTTCAGCTACTTGTGTGGCTTCGGTTGTACTCATACTTTAGTTGTTTGTTGCAAAATAAATACTTATCAATGACTTATGCAAAATTATTTCGGCAATGTTGCCTTAATAAGTTCGTGATTTGTTTGTATTTCTCCCTTATGTTGCTGCACGTTCAACTTCTGATCGGTAGTAAGCCCTATCTTGAAAGCCTCCCGCTTGTTGATCTCCTGCGTTAATCCTTGCTCATACATAAGGTCTGCCTGTCGCTGTGCCATGTAAGACTGCGCTTTAGCCTGCTCTGCCGTTGCCACCGATTGCGCATTGGCTTCGGTCTGCGCTTTGATGGCTTCCATCTTCTGCGCCTGTATAGCGGCAAGGGCTTTCTTCTGCTCCGCCTCCATCATAATGCGGACAAGTTTCATGTTCACCCCGGCGTTGACCATCTCCTGATACTTCAAGGCTGCGCCAACAAATAGTCCGCCCTGCTCCGGTGAAGCCATAGACGCAAAGGACTGCATGATAGCAGCGTTCATCTGCTCCCTTTCGGCAGCAGTTGGCTTGGCTTGCACCTTGATAGCGAAGCGGTGAGGCACAACGGAATCCGTTACCGTAGCGGCTGACAGATTACCGATACCCATAGTATCCGCGTATCCGGTGTATTCGCCTTGTTCGGCTACAATCAATCTGATGCGCTCGCTTACATCGGTGGCAATCTTTTCTCCAATATCCAAAAGCGCACTCGCCAACTGGCTCATGGAGTGCTTCGTTCCTTGTGCCGCAAGCTGCGCAACCGTTGCGGGGGTGTTCGGATTAGGCGAAGACGCATCCATGAACTCGTTGATTCCAGTCAGCGCGACAATTCGAGAATTGTAGAAGTTGATAAGTTGCATCCATCCGGTGATAGCCTCTACGAAGCCGTTTACACCAATAGGAGCAACAGGGTCTTTCTTGATAGTGCGTCCGTATTCATCGCCAACCGCCTCATCGGAGTAGATAAGGTCGCCCGTTTCGTTGAACATCTCAATGGCGTGTTTTACCGTAAAGGTCTTTCCTTGTCCAAGTGAAATGTTCTCAAGGGCTTTGATGTTGATTTTCACCCCGTGCGGACGGGCGCGGGCTACCTCGTTGTCAATCTTTATCCACGTCATGTAGATTTTCTTGACGAAAGGCTTTATGCGGTCTGCCAATGACTGAGGGCTGATTCGGTATAACTTTAACGGGCAAAGAGCGAACCGCGTGTCGAATGGGTCACGCGCCTGAAACGGCACACGCCCGTAGTCGTAAATGTATTCGGTGTTGAGAATCCACTTGCCCTGATAGTAGCGGTGAACCTGAATCTCATCTACCTTGCGCTCTTTCATTGAAGGAGGCACACCAGCCTTAGAGTGTTCAAGGTATTGCTCGGTTTCATCGGAGAATCCGGTAGGGGTCATGATCTTCCTTCCCGCTTTCTCAAAGGTCTGCGTCTTGTAGCTGTCAAGTTCCTCCTTGTAATACTTCATCACCGGAATCTTCCATGTGAAGAAGAAGTAGGAGTTCACCACATCGGTATTGATATAGGTCTGCCATCCGGTGTAAGAGTTGTTCCACATCGGATTTCCGAACTTATTTTCAAACTGCCGGGCGATCTGCTCCATTTCGGCAATAGTGAATTGCCCGTTGGATTCAACAAATACTTCCTGAACGGTTTTCAGGGTAATGTAGTAAATGCAAGATGGGCGTTTCAGGTAGTGTCCCCGGAAGTCCTCTACCCCCATGTTAGCCATATCGCAGTAGATAACCTTTAGCCTACCTTGCTTGTCGTATTCAATATCTACGGCTACCTGCCCGCAGTCAAAGGCATCTTCGAGTATCATCTTGCGAACATTCTTCCAATCGCTGTCGTTGAGGACAATCTGGTTGCCTATTTCAATTTCGAGTTCCGGCACTTCCTTGTCGCCTCCGTAGTGGAAGAACATATCAATTTCCTCATCGGTCTGAGGCTCAAACGGCATGGTGGTCTTTGGCGCAAGCGGCTGTCCGGCTTGCCCTTCCAATCCCTTTGTAAAATCCCGCAGCATCAGTTCGGCTTTCGCGTCAAACTTCTTTTTGTTCTTGGCGGCGGCGGCGGCAGGATTGATAGAGGTGGCGGTAATTTCGTAGTCCAAGTCCTCCAAATACCCAACCACAATATCCCTGATTTTCGACTGCTCCGTAACGGGGTCGAAGTCAAGGTGCTTCATGAGTGGATTCTTCTGGTCTTGATTCGGGCCTTTGCGTCCACCGTAGAACGATGTTACGTCAAACTTACCGTTGCTCCACGTTCTGTTGTCAATGAACCTTGCTCGGTCAACTGCTCCGTATGCAGAGCCGTAGTTGTTCCATGCGTTTGCATAGATGGCTTTGGCGATTTGAAGTTGATACGGCTTTGTTTCCTTCTTTGCGGGGTCGGCAAACATATTCGGGAAGTCCGAATCCTTATAGTTAGGCTTTGACAGTTCCGTTGCGGACATTTTGTGGGATATACGAACAAAAGTAATTCTTTTTTCAGACTTCCAAGCTAATTTTCAACTTTTTATGTTGGGTTGGTTAAAGTAAAGGTTTAAGTGACAAAAGTAAGTTCCGTAGTAAGTGCAGTAATAACTTCCGTAAGTGCCGTAATAAAATCCGTAATAGGAGTGGGGTAGGGAGTGACTCTAAAGTTTATAATTTAACGAAAACTACCACAATCAAACACCGCTAAAAACGACTAAAAAAAATCGAAACATTAAAAAAGGGATATACCGAAAAGTGTTGAGGGGATTGGACACCACTTTCCCCCCATTTTAATTATGCGATATTTTTAATTTGCATGTAACCAATAATTCATTAGTTTTGACGCATATATCCCGCATTGATGCCAATTTCACCTGTTAATGAGCGATTTTTACAACACGCTTTTTTAATAAGCCACACGCATGATAATCAATGATTATAAGGCTTATACCTGATACCGTAACCAATAACCCACATATATGGCAAGCCCTCATCATGGTGCATTTCACAGGTATGAAACAGAAATAAGACAACTACACAAAGAAGGGCTTACCGCATGGAAGATAGCCAAAATCATCTGTAATAAATACGGAGGAGATGCCTCCAATCTATGCAAGGCGATTAAGAAGCGGTTAGAGTGTGTGCCTCCTTTGCATAAGCCGCAAATGGCTACAACATCAAGTTCCACCTTCGCCAAACTCAAAACAGAGTTGGGGCTGCACGGCAATCAGTTCGCCCTTCCTGAACCGCTAAACGATGAAATAAAGGTGTATCAGCTTCCGGTGGCTGACAACAAGATTCTCCTTCTTTCCGACATTCACATTCCCTTCCACGATATTCCCGCACTCACCGCAGCTATCAAAGCCGGATTGGACTTCGGGGTAAACACCATTTACATCAATGGAGATGGCATTGACTTTTACGGAATCAGCAGGTTTGAGAAAGAGAAGCGACTGAGAAGTTTAAAGACCGAGATAGACCAATTCAGGGAGTTCATTGAGATATTGGGGAATGTTTTTCCCAACGCCCGCAAGTATTACAAATTGGGGAATCATTGCGCCAGATGGGATTCATACATCAGGCAGAACGCAAAAGAGTTTGAGGATATTGACGACTTCGCCTTCGCCAACGTCATGAGATTAAATCAGCAGGGGTGGACAATCATTGGAGATCGGGACTTCGCCAAAGCCGGGAAACTCCATATCCTTCACGGACACGAATTGATGCAGGCTGTTTCTCCGGTCAATCCGGCAAGGGGAGTGTTCCTTAAAGCCATGCAAAGCGCGATAGTGGCGCACCACCACCGGACAAGCGAACACTCAGGCAAGAACATCGGAGGCGACTTTATTACGTGCTGGTCAACCGGATGCCTTTCTCAGCTAAGACCCAAATACAACCCTCTCGCGTCCTACAATCACGGCTTTGCGATAATCGAAACGGAAGCCAACGGAGATTTCCACGTCCACAACAAGCGGATAGATAATGGCAAAATCTATTAATTTTGAGATATAACAATGATTGAACTGTTCAAATGGAGGGCTTTTAAACTACCAAGAACCGTGTATCGGATGCTCGGTAAGGAAAAGGCATGGGGTAAGTTTGACGGCAACAGGACTATCGAAATAGACAAGCGGCTAAAGGGGAAAAGGGAAATGGAAATCCACATTCACGAAATGACCCATTGGATTGACCCCGAAATGGAGGAGGAAGATGTTATCAAGCTATCCCGCAAACTCACCGACTACCTGTGGCGCGAAGGGTATCGCAAGGCAGACCACGACGAGAAGTAGTCACAAAAAAACAGCACCCCACTTGCGCAAGGTGCTGAAACCATGATTCCCCTCTGATTGAACCGAAAGCGAAATTACTTATTATTTTGAAATAGCTTGCTTGTTAATTCTGATTTAACTTTTCTTAACATTCACGATTTGATTAGCATTATAGAGGCTTACCGCTCAAATAAGCCTCCCCTTTTTCACGCTTCCTGATAGGCTTACATGGCACTCCGTAGCACAGCATTTCATTGTCCATGTGATTTAAAACAACGCTACCCGCACCGATAACCGTGTGGTCGCCTATCACCACCCCATTGCTTACCGCCGCCCCTATGCACACCGCCGAAGATCGCCCGATGACACAGTTACCCCCAACGTGCGAACCGGGGGCTAATGATGCAAAGTTGGAAAGGATGGAATCGTGGTCAAGGGATGCTCCGTGGTTGACAATCGAAAACGCCTCAGCGTAAGACCATTTTGCCAGAATAGCCCCTGCCATGATAACAGCACCGTGTTCCACCACAGCGTCATCGGAAACAATCGCTTTGGGGTGAATGATTGTAGCAAATGGGATTTTCATGGGGATAAGGCGGTCTATCACCTGTTCGCGGAGGAAGTTGTCGCCAATGGCTACGAATACCTCGAAATCGCTTAATGGGAGGCTTGGGATGTCTGATACCTTCCCGTGAACCTTATACCCCATCCACAACTTATCCTGCCTGAAATCGTCTATAAAGCCGATTACATTGTGAGATTGTGAGCAGATTACTGCGTCAAGGCATACTTTGGCGTGTCCGCCCGTGCCGATGATGAGGAGTTTGGTCATTTATATATCTATTGTCAGGTTTATCCTTGTGGGAATGATACGTTTCATCATACCCGATAATACCCGTTTGGGTATAATTTAGTTGGAAATTGAAGAATTATACCTTTTGGGGTATAGCATCACACCCTATAATACCCGTTCATGTTATCCCTATCCATCGCCTCCCACATATCCATCTCATACACGGGGAACTTACTTAAGTCAGGGTAAGGCAAGCGGGCATCGGGATTGTGCTTCTTAGTGCCGTCCAAGTTGTAGAATTGCTGAATCAGTTGCAGACCCAACGCCGCCACCGTGTGCGGCATGTAGCAGTTGCGCCCAATCATGAAGAAGTTGTCTACATGGTAGGAACACTCCCCGCGACCACTATTCCGGGCGCGAATGAGCCAATTATACGCATCTTCGTTGTCAAGCAGGATTGCACCACCCTTCCCCAATTTCAAGTGCTTGAATTGTCCGGTAAACGAGATACATTGCATTTGTCCGGGCATATACATATCGGCGGTGAAGCGGAGTGCCGAATCCCAAATTGGGAACGGGGCAAGCTGATAGTGACCTTCAAGAAATCCATCATCGGTGTCTTTTTTTATCCATTCAACCTTCCCTCCCGCAAGCAAAATTTCACACGGCACGGATGGGTATGTGTGCCGAGGAAGGCGGATAGTTTGACCCTTGACGCGGTGATACATGAGGCAGAGCCAAAGGGCGTTCGACATATTGTCGCAACATACCACAAACGGGGCTGAGGTATATTTGGCGAGTTCTCGCTCGAAATCGGCGGTGATGGCGTGAATTCCTTGTGCTGGCATGGGTTAGTCTGTTTTTATTTCGCCATTGATAGCTTTAATCAGAGTGTCTATTTGCTCAATATACTTGAAATGGTTTAACTCAAATTCTCCGCTATAATCATACCCACCATCTGCCTGCAAGTAAAGTTTGATTACATAATCTTGTTTTAAATGGTTATACCATTTTTCATACTCTATACTCCAAGATTGTATTGGCAGGCTTAAAAATATAGACCCATCGTATTCGCGTTTTGTTGTTACGGCAAATCCATACTCTAAAAGTGATTCAACGCTTATTTCTTTCATAGCGGTAATGGGTTGTTTTCCTGTTCGACGGGGCGGGGAAGGATAATGCACACTTTCAGCTTCGGGAACGTATGCAGCGCAAGCGAAATGTCAACATTCGCGTATGCGTCCCTTTGGTCGCGGATGAACATAGGCAACGCCTTCTTCGCCACAATATAGCAGTTCCCGCCCATAGGGTATTGAATTGGGTAGTTGCCCTTTGATGGGTCGTAAACCACCTCATACATGCGCCCTCCGAGGTGCTTGTATTTCAACCCTCTCGCACAACAACTGCCCACGAATAGAAAATCAAAATCGTCTGGCAGGTATTTAAATTCGAGTTCGAGCAGTTGCAGAAAGTCCGGCTTCATCCGCGAATCGCACTCTAAATTCATGTAGTGGGAGTGTGGCATGTTGTTCCAAATATTGTAGCACATATACATGGACAAGAACAACGCCGTGTTCGCCACTCCAATCTGATGCTTGCCGCCCGGATTGTCAAGTTCGTAGTAGTGCGTTCCGGCTATCCCGAAGCCTTCACCGTAGATGGCGGGGACTTTGAGAATGTCGGTAATGCCTACGGATTCAAAGTGCGCCAGCCCATCGCGGAAGCGGGTAGCCCACTTTTCTGTTTCGGGTATGAAAAGCATGGATGGCTTTACGCCTTTTAATTTACCGATTTGCATTTAGTATTATTTACCTTTTTTCAAAAACATTACTTCTTGATTCGCAATCATACACTATTCCCCACTCAAGCGTCCATTCAGAATCGCCATCAGAGTATTCCAACTTCTTATCGTCAATAGCATAAACGGCATCTTCCAATAGGTCAAAATCGCCTATGAAATTCCCCATGCCTCTTTCGGGATAATAATCCTGCCCGTAAAATGCTAAGTATCGCTTCATGCAGGATACTTTTCGTTATAATAATCTTCTGCCGACTTTGGTCGCACAATGGGCGCGGCATTATCAAACTGTGCAGTTCCATCGTAGTATGCGTCAATTATTTGCTTTCTTTCCTCATGCTTTACTTCTTCGCATTGACCCAAAATCCACTCTTTTGTTGCCAATTCAGGGAAATTATTGATAGTATCAATTAAAACTTGAACCGCTGTTTTCATGCAGGATATTTTTTCACTTCGTTAATCAATGTAAGCGCGTCAAAGTCAAAGTGGATGGCATTTGTATCGCCTTCCCCTGCATAAACCCTAAACACCCCTTCCCTCTCCAAAAATACCGCCCCACTTACATACAACAATCCCCTCTGCCAACCCTGATCGGGGAACGGCATACTGATGGAATGGCGCGTGTAGTGCGTTAGTTGCAGGGTATCGCGGTCAAGGAGTGCCACGCCGTGAAAATACTTGCCATACTGCTTGGTGTGAAACCAGATTACATACTTGTCGCCTACCAACACCGGACGGGTAGAGATACTGATGCGCGACTTGTGAAACCAATCCACCACCCCGTCAGCAACCGTGTCCTGCTCAAACCGCCATTTGCGGTCTTTGGTGAACGGTGCGCTGAATATTGTAAGAGGGGAAAGCGAATAGATGCAATACAGCCGCTTGTCTTTGATGAAAAACACCCAATTCTTCTCTACCTTCTCCGTTTCGATGGGCAGTTGCACATACCCCAATAACTCCAAGTTCGTTCCGGCAATGGAGGATATTGCCATGCGGCACACCATCTTCGGGGTGTGGTTGTTCGTAACTACCGAGTGGCTCACAAGCATCAGTAGCGTGTCAATCATGCGGAAGTCCTCAACCCTTACCTTTTCATCCCAACCGTCCATTGTCATGACCGTCAATGAATCGCCCATGCGGACAACGGGAACGGCGGTGGTGTTTTTATACCTGCGGTATGCGTCAAAGGATGATTCAGTCCTGAATACCTCCACTAACTGCCCTGCGACCACACTTGCGTCAGGGTTAAATATCCCAGCCTGCGTTCCGGGAAGTTCGCCCGCCCGGTAGATTGTGCGCTGAACAAACGGTATCTCAATGGGCTGTTCGTCTTTGACGATCTTCAAGCCCTTTTTGTCCTGAGTGATTTTAAACTCCGGCACGATGCCATTTAAGCCCCTGTAATAGAGAGATAGGCGGTTGTAAAGGTCAAGTATCGCCGGGTCGTGAACAATCTCCCCCGCAAGCCCTAATGCCCTGTAATGGTGGTATATTCCCTCTGCCGACCACGATTCAGCCTGATACTGAAAGAAAATAGGGCGGAAGGTGGTTCTGTGGGGAAGGATTCCGGTAATCGCACAAGCGATGTTGAAGCACATTTCCTCGGTCTTGCTTCCTCGGCACTCGGTGTATTTTAGCTTCCCGCTATCCGCCCATATCTCGCGGGCTTTGCTGAATAGTTTGGTGGCCGTTTCGCCTTTCTTGAAGTAGATGAAGGATGCGTTGACCTGCGGCATCTTGTTTTCCACCGGAACAGGGAACAGGTAGAACACCGCTTCTGGGTCGCACCAGAACATATAGTCGGTGCGCTTTCTTTTCTTGGTCAGGAAGTCGTATTGGTCGTTGCAGTATGCGGTGAATTTTACGTCAGCGAGTTGCTCAAACCAATCTTTTATGCGCCTGCCGGGAAGGATAATGGTGTCCGCGTCAATGAACAGCATTTCGTCAATTCCCTGCGGTAGCAGTTCATCAAGGTGCAGTTTCACCTCGTAACTTGTCCTCACCGGATTGTCTGTGTCTGGTAGTTTGTGTAGGTGTGTGAAGGCTTTGGTTATCAGTTCTTCGATGCCTTCGACTGCGGATGGGGTGTAATACAGCACGATAGGGATGGAATCGGAGGAAGCCCTCACCGACAGGGCTAAGTTCAAAGCCATGTCGCCATACATGCGGTCGCCTACTGCAAGGGTGCTGATTGCCTTCATATCCCAAACGGTTTTGCGTTCTCAATCCTGTCCATCAGCGACAAGTCCATGTCAATCGTCGCCTGCGTCGCCTCCTTGTGAAGCGTCATTACATCCTTAAAATACTTCTTTACAGCATCTAAGCCACTCTCAGAGTAAATCTTCTTCATGGCTTTGTAGTGGTTGCGAGGGCGGTTGAGTATTACATGGTAATACATATCATTGAAAATGGGTTCACCATTCTCATTGACAGCACCGGGATTCGCCGCCAGTATCTCCGCCCCCGTTACCCGGACTTTCTCAGGGTAGTTGACAGGCGGCATACCAGCAGCGATTTTGCGGAAGATGGAGCAGGCTTTCTTGTTCATGGATTAGAAGGGCAGGTCATCGTTATTATCTTGCTTCTTCGCAGCCGGAGCATCGCCCTCTTTGCGGTAGGTGTTGACCGAGATCACCACACGACCCTCATCGTTGTTAGTCATCTGCAACGGCAGTTGACGCTCACCCTTATAGTCCCGCAGGTATTCAGGATGCTCATTGCACCACTTTACGAGTGTGTCAATGTTGATGTTCATATCACCCAACACAAAGCCGGGTGCTTTTTCATGTTTTTTAAAGGTAAACAAACCCTGCGGATAAACTTTTGATGCCATAGCTGTTTTTTATACTTGGTTACTTAATACGAGTTACTACCACCTCCCCATTCACAACACTCGTCGTGAACACCTTGTCCTCCCCCGTCTTTTTCAGATAATAGGCGATGCACCCGCAAGCCGATTGCTGAGTGGAGGTGGTGGTGAAGGATTCGCCGGGCGCGAGCGCGGCAATGCGGTCTTTGTTGCTGTTTCCCATGACGCAAACCTATAAAGGTTTTTAATTTTTCAAAACAATAGTTATTAACAATTAGAATGGCGATTCTTGGAAATCCTTGAACCTTGAATATTGCGCCTGAAAAATCCACTTCACTATTCCCGGCTGGCCTGACCTGTATTTTGCAATGTCAAGTTCGGTGTATCCGGTAGGCAGGGCGTTCCCATCTTCATCGCTGATTATCCCGTAATACTCCGGCCTGTAAGGGAAGATTACCACGTCCGCCTCCTGCTCCACCGCGCCTGATTCGCGCAAATCAGAAAGCATTGGTCTTTTATCGCCTCCACGCTTTTCTACGTCGCGGCTTAACTGAGCGAGAAGGACAACCGGAACATTCATCTGCTTTGCAAAATCTTTTAGTCTGCTGGCAATGTAGCTTACCTCCTGCTCCCGTGTGCCGAATTTTTGCCCCGCGTCGTGCGTTCTGATTTTCCCTATGTAGTCAATATAGATCACCTTCACGCCTTTCTTGCGAATCCAATTCTTTCCTACTGCGACTATTTGGTTTACAGTAAGCCCGGACTTGTCATTCATTTGAATCGGAAGTGCCGCCATTGCAGGCAATTCAGCGTCCATTCTTTTCCACCCTTCCACACCCAAAGAACCCCTCCTTACAACACCTGTGTCTACCGACACCCTTGAAGCGATCATTTTGTGAATGAGTTCCCTGTCTGACATTTCTAAGGAGAAGAATCCAACCGGAACTCCATTTGTCGCCTGCTCTCCTGCAATATGCCACGCAACACTTGTCTTTCCCATACCCGGCCTTCCGGCAATGATTATCAAATTACCCGGCTGCATACCAAGAAGCGCGTTATCCAGCGACGTTGAAAATGTCGGCGTTCCGGTGATGCACTCTCCGGTCTGATCTGCCTTCCTCAATCGTTCTACCTCGTCATAAACGACCTCAGAAAAGTTTGATTGCCCCTGTCCGGCCATTAGCATACTCAGGTCGTCAAATTCGTTCAGGGTTGATTCGGTGAGTTCTATCGGGTCTGTTTCGTCGCCATACGCCTTTGTAAGCGCGTTTGACGCAATCTGAATAACCTTCCTCGCAATATACTTCTCAAGAACAATTCGGGCGTGAACCTCAATATTCCCCGCTCCGCCTATCTTGTTTGATAGCTGAGTGAGGTAATAAGGCCCTCCAACCGCATCCAAGTCGCCGTTTTTTCTTAGCTGTTGAGATGTGGTTAGCAGGTCTATCGGAATCATGGCAACTGCCATTTGTAGCATTGCCCGCCAAATCCTCTGGTGCGCGTCCTTGTAAAAAACATCTTCTGTCTTTAAAATCTCTATCGCATCGCTGATAGCCCGTTCGTCTAAGAGGCACGCGCCGATGATGGCTTCCTCCAAATCGCAGGCTTGCGGGGGAATTTTGCCTATGAAATTAACATCAACTTCACGCTTATTGATAGGTGATCTACTAACCGTTTGGCCCATAAACTTTCTTTGTTGTCGGTTTTAATTTAATATCATTGCTATGATTCACCTTCCCCCTGTTATTTACCACCCATGAGTTTATCCATTTTTGAAATGAGGGAAACAGGCGATTATCTAAAATAAAATTGCCGGATTCAATTTTTAAACTCCATTGAGTTAATGCAAACTCAAACTCCTTTTCATCCAACCTGCTGTTCATCCTGATTTCATCTAATCGAATTGAGTTTGTTTTTTGTAGGTAATCTTTTGGTGAATCAATTTGAGCGGGCGGTATCTCTATCTCACTTTCATTTACACTAACACTATCACTATCACTATCACTATCACTATCACTATCACTTAGGCTTTTTTGGGTTTCATCAGAAAGGCTTGGGTTTTTTGGCTTTTCTTTGCTTTGTTCGGGTTCTGTTGGCTTCCTCGGTCTGCCTCCTTTTTTACCATTTTCAGCTTGTTTTTGCCTAAAAACCTCCCACTTTACCAAATCCCTTTTCAATGCCTGTTTTATAGGCTCAAAAGCAATCATCGTAATTTTATCAGGAATTTCAGGATTTTGGTCATTCACATATCGGTAAATATGCTTTATAAGCCTTCCCGCCTCAGCATCATCCAAATTCTCGAACAGGTTAATCTGATCGGCATACAAGATGAATGAATTCTTATTCTCAGCCATGATACAAAAAAATCCCCCTGTCGAATGGCTTGATTGCGCAAAGGCCGTCTGACTTGCCTGTAACAACCTCACCACCCGATAGGGGGACTATTAATTTGTGTGAATAGAAGTTTTGTATCATGTTCAGACGTTTATGCAATTCAAAAATACAAATATTGATTTAGGTCACAAACTTTTCATAAGATATTTTTTCTCTGCCACTCCACATTGTCAAAAATGTTCACCTCCTCGTCCAGATAAGCGTCAATAAACGCCTTCGCCTGATTGAACCCCACCGCAAACTTGCACAAATACCCCCTTCCGGCGAGTTTTAGGAGCATTTCGGCTTGCTCTTGGATATGTGCGTCGAAAAAGTCCCCCTTTCTACGCAAAACCGCCTCTCCTTTGAGTGGCTTGGAAGCGTCTTTTGACCGGATAATAGGTGTGCCTTCGGCTTTCAGTTCCAAAAACAAGCCCGCATACAACATTTTACCGTCCCTCAACATCGGTTCGGCGATGAAAAGATCAGGCCATCCACGGCCATACTGTATCGCCTTGTTCATGCCCGCTTGAGCCTTTGACAGATTAAGCCCGGCAGCGTCAGATCGGAATAAAACACGCGGGTATTGCAGCCGGAGGTAGGCGGCGAGTTGCTTTTGGAGGGTGTATTCGGGGTTGCTTCTCATTAGTTTCAGTTCAAGTGAATCACAAACGATGGCATATCCCACGCGGCCCAGTCAATCACCTCAATATTGTTGAAGTGGAACTCCGCATTGAAGATAATGCGCCGTTGGTCAATAATGTCCTCTACAACGAGGCAGTTGTATATCACCACCATGCGAGGCGAATGTAGTGTTTTGTTCCCAATCATGCCTCTTGATTTTCAACCATAGCCTTCAACTGATTCGCTATCTCCTGCACTCCCTCCGCGTCCATATACATCATGACCTCCATAGCCTCCATCATAGCGAACACCTTTTCGTCCTCGGTTTTCATTATCTTCTCGAACACTTCATCAGTTTTCAACTGCAATTTCAGGTCAACCACGACGTTCCCGAAGATCGTCACTCCCCGGCGCATAATGGCTTTGATGGGTTGTGGAATGTCGGCTTTGACGAACATGGCGAGTTCGTAGTGGAGCATCTTCATGAGGTAGCAGATGCGGAAGAAGGCGAGTTTGAGGCGGGTTTGGGGGGTCATGCAAGTTTCTTTTTGAGTTTGGTAATAGTGCCTTTGAGGGAGGCGATGCGGCGGTGGGCGGCGGCGAGGGAAGATTGCAACAACCTAACTGAGCTTATGTTTTCGTTAATCATATTTATGTAACTTTCTTTTACGGCATCAAGTTGTTCTGTCATAGCCTTACGCTCTGCTATAATTTCGCTAATCTGCTCTTTCAGTTTGTATAGGTCTTGGTTAAGTGCTTCGTTCTCTCGTTGCAACCTCGTGATAGTAGAATTACCCACCTCATCCATCTTGGTTAAAAATTCAATATCCGCTGTGCGGTCGGCAATAATTTCTTTCGCCTCCGCGAGTTCTTTGTGGAGGGCGGGGAATAGGAGTTGGGATAGGGTCATGTGGTGTGGGTTTAGGATTAATTAAAATTCGTTTACTGCTTCGGGGTTAAAGCCGTTGGGGGCTTGATAGCCTATCTCGGTATGATATTTAACAATTACATCCTGCCACGTTTTGCAGCCCAACTTAGCAACCAAAGCGCACTCCTTAGAGGTTTCGCAGTAGCCGTCCTCGTCATATTCATCTGGGAAATAGTGTTGCAATGCGCCGCTCGCAAGCCCGTAACTTGACCATGCGCCCAACTTGTCTAAGTTGTCGAGCAGGTTTTCGGGGGTGAAAAGGAATTTTTCGGTCATGGCTTCTTTTTTAATAGTTCGATAATACGGTTATAGTTCTCCTCCAACTCCTGCATCGTGCCGCTTTTGTTGTTGGCTTGGGCGATGGTGATTAAAGAATATGGCGGAATAGCTGATAGTGGAATGGGAGTGATACCATACAAGCCTTTCTCCGAAGGTATATATTTTTCAACCCCAATTTTATACTTTTTATCCAAATCCGTTTCTCCGTTTTTCAACTTTTCCTCCCACTCGCTTGCGGTAATGGTAGGTAAATCAATCCAATCTTGAAGAAATTTACCTAAGTCTGGGTTTTCAAGTGACTTATCCATCTTTTCTTCAACCTGCTTCATGGCTTCTTTGATTGATATTGGTTTGCTTTCCTCCGAAAGCCTATCCTTTTGTTCGGTTATACCCTGCTCAATTTTAGAAACAGCAACCTCCCTGTCTATAACGCTTTCATCCGCGCCGAGCGGACACCATGAGGGGGTCTTTTTATTGTGCAAATGACTGAGCATTGGATGCGGGCCTGTTACAGCATTAACTTTAGTGCAGCAATATGTGTTGGTGCGCAAATGCTCTTTTCGGAACTCGCATATAACACAGTTTTCGGGTTTCATGGGGTGGATTTAGGGTAAACGATTGTTGGTTGATAATTCGTTATCAAGGTATCAGGATTTGTATTTGCAAGTATGTTGTGCAGTTCTTTAATTTGGTCGGACGTTAATTTATCGGACACCTTATAGAGTAAAATCTGCTTGACCCTTCGTTTTTTTGCATTACTCAAGTCTGTAAGTTCTATTGTCCGTTCGTTGCCTTTAGCATCAACGAGCGTGTATTTCATTGATATGCCTACAACTTTTTCGACTTTCTTTTGTGAATAGTCATATACCAAATCACCCTTTTTCATTCCTCTTTCTTTTTGGGTTCGTAAAATACTTTGCGGTCAGGGTATTTTTTAAGCCGCGAGCCGACAAACATAAATTCAGGGTTAATCCAAAACACACCGCGAAGGGAGGATGGGGCGATGATGTTGTTATCCCACAGTTCTTTTCTGTCCTTTTTGAACGTATTGACTGAACTGATCGAACACTCCTTCATATACACCCGGTAGTCAAGCCAAATGTAATCCTTGCCCGGTTTTAGCTTGTAGGCTATCCACAGCAACAATCTCTGCGCACCTGAACCCAAAGCAGCTACCGCCTCCCTCTTGGAGTGGTGGGAATACAGCTTTACAAAGGCATCGCGCTCAAGTTCAACCTCCGCAGGCAACAGCACCTCATCCGGTGTGTTCTTGTCGTGGAACTGATACATCCCATCTTTAGCATCAGCCGACACGCGGTTGACAATAATGCGGAAGTCAGGCGACAACAAGGGGTTCTTCCCCAGTTTACTCTCGTCAATATCTTTCTGTTTTATCATCTTCTGAATATAAGGCACTTTGTTGACACTATCAAAATCCCACCAAACCCACAACAGTAAACAGTCTTAGCCCAAAAACACACCAACAAATAAAAGTAATCTCTATCAGACTACAAATCATATTCCATCACTCCAATCGCCTCAAACCCTTGCCACAACTCACTCACAGGCGATTTCATGACGCAAATTAACTGCAATACTTTGACACTTCCAAATAAAAGACCAAAATGTTGATAATTTGTCAGGATTGTGATAGTTGTGGGTGGATGGGAAGTAGGCGAAATCGCTGAGGGGGAGAGATGATTGTTTGCGGGGAGGGAGATGAATGAACTGTGGGGATGGGAATAAATGAATTATGCATGGAGATGAATGGATGAGTAGATGGAGGTGAATGAGTTGTGGGAGTTAATCCCCCACCCTACCCTTTCCCCCACCTTTCCCGACCGCGTTTATTGGAGGCACGGGGGTGCGAACCGGGTAAGGAATCTATTACTCCAAACCGCAGGAAGCCCGAACGCCAAACCGCGCCCATTACCTAAACTACACACCAAACCGCACCATCCCGGCAGGACTGCGAACCGGGTGAAGGTGTTGAGGCGTAAGTTTTCGGAAGGGTAAATGTGGCGATATGTTAAATTGAATAGTCTACTAATTTGGTAGACTAAACCAAACCTCCGCCAACACTACGTTCCCGCGTCCAAAATTTACAAGGAATCCACAAACCCACAGCCTAAGCCGTTCACAGCCTGCCGAAAATGGCGAGGGGGCGCAAACCGTTGGCAGTAAAGGGCTACATTAGTCTACTAATTTGGTAGAGTAATGGAAGCGAGGAGGGGAATGGGGTGTAACTCCCGCCACCACACCCCCACATTTTTAAAAAACCCGCTTTTCATAACTTTTTTTTATAAGTTTGCGCCTATGCCCCGCACCAATAGCCCCCACACCTCACCACATGCGATTATAGCCGACTTCGACACTAAGTTGATGGCTGCATACTACCGCACCATGCGAACGGCTAAGGGGGTTAAATTAGCTGAATTGATAATTATACTTATCATTGGTAAAAACGGTGGCGGCATCCGTATTCCTTCCCTTGCCAGGTCGCTGGGGCTTACCTGCGATGTAACCGCGTATAACCGGGTAAAGCGAATGATCAAAAAAGGGTTATTAGTTAAGCCCTCGAAGGGTTATTACTGTTTAACAGACTGGGGCGCGTCCGTTTATTCGACTGCTACGGGTTTTTTGCAACCTGTTTTAGACGAGATACGCGCGGATGTTTTGCGCTCATTATCCCCAAATAATGAATAGTCTACTAATTTAGTAGATTAAATTATAGCCTTACTGGGCGTGGGTTTCGGCGGATTAGCAAAAATTTTTACGAAATTATTTGGAAATTCAGTTTCGGCGTGTTTATATTTGCATTGTCATTATTCAATAACTAAAAAAACTTGCAACATGAAAACTTTTAAAAATTCAAACCAAATGCCGATAAAAACCATAAACGGTAAGAATGCGGCAAAAGTGGTAAAGTCAAGTAAAAAACAATTTGAAAAAGTATTAGAGCCGTTTATTTATAACAATGTAATAATCGATTCAAAAACATTGGAGTCTGGTAAAGTTTACCGAGATATAACACACGGGCACGTTTACTTTGTCGGAATTAATTCAATTTTCCAAATTGAGGAAGATACAAAGCATTATTTCAAACCATCAGAATTAGACATAGATACCTGCGAAAAATGCGGCAGTAATTTTAGGAATACAGACGCGCATATATCAAACGGCAATTTATCATAATCCCCATTCAATAACTAAAAAATTATAAGTCATGAGAACCATCCAAACAACCGTTTACACCTTCGATGAACTTACCCCATCCGCCCAACAAACCGCCATCGAAACTGTGTGCGATATTAACGTATCACATGAATGGTGGGAATCCACTTACGAAGATGCTAAGAATGTAGGCCTGAAAATTACAGGCTTTAACCTTGACCGCAAACGCCACGCTACGGGGCGTTTCATTTCGTCCGCATACGAATGTGCATACGCTATCCTCCGCGAGCATGGCGAATCCTGCGAAACATTCAAAACCGCCTCCGCGTTTATTGCTCAGTGGGACGCACTTGTAGCCAAGTATTCAGACGGCAAGGATACCTCCCGCGTAACTGATGAAAACGAATACGACTTTGATAATGAAGCGGACGAACTTGAGGAGGATTTTTTGCAGTCAATTTTAGAGGACTATTCGATTATGCTGCAAAATCAATACGAATACTTACAAAGTGACGAAGCAATTGTCGAAACTATCAAGGCAAACGAATATGAATTTACAGAGGAAGGCAACCGTCCATAACCTTCCCCTGTTTCCGCAAGTTCAGCGGGCTATCGGGTATGCTCGCCCGTTTATTTCAAACCTTAAACCAAAAACCATGAAACAAGATATTATAACTTACCAACCGCGCCCAATGTCCGTATTAGAGCGAATCAATCAAAATGAAACCGTTTATTTGTGCATAGATTTTGAATCCTTGCCAATGTTCGGTACAGCAAGCCACGCGCAAGCCTTAAAATACTGCCGCTTAAATGAAGGTTGCACTATATCCGAATACCCGCCTAAAACATACACAGAACCAACCATATAAACCTATAAAAATCAAAACTATGAAAACAATAACCGTAACAGGCGCAACAAGCGAATATTTAGAGGGCAACTATAACTTGAAGTCATTAGACGCTATGCGATTCGAGATGAAAAGCAAATTAGCAACCGCTTGCCGCTGCTTTGACCTGACCCGCGAAGATAGATATAGAGTAGAGGCGCTTCATTATCAGGACGCATGTAATATCATCGGCGTTCCTTTGTACGAAATAACCGATATAACTATCGAGAAAAATTACAAAGGACTGCGCAACTGCAACCGCTTATCAAGCGTAGTTTTATTTGACTAAACAAATTCAATCTATAAACCTTAAACCAAACCTAATTCAATAACTCAAAACAATTAACCATGACAACTCAAACCAAAAAAACATCAGCCTTCACAGAATCGCACATCCTTAACGGTTCAGTAAACCTTAACTACAACCTTGCGCAATTTTTAGCCCTTCCTGAACCTTCCCGCGCCTCATGGCTTTGGTCGGCAAACATCGCGCTTCGTGGCAATATCGAATACTCAGACTGCCAAAACCCCGAAAAGCATCAAGAGCTATTCACAAAAGTAAAAAACATCCCCCGCCCATCATCCGCCCCCGTTTCCGAAATTAATGGAAAGCCTATTCACTCAGCCGCGCACGGCATGACGCTTTTGGGCTACGGAGATTCAAGCACTGGCGAAGCCGCTAAGATCAAGTGCCGCTCCCTTGATTTCAACGTAAAGTGCGAGGATAAAAACGACCTCATGCGTTGCCTTAGAACAATCGGAAGCTACAACGATTTCAACGCCGCAAATATTATCCGGCTGCTGAATATTTACGGGGCTAAAACTGCCGTGTATTCAGAAACCAACCCAAACAACGGGAACGACCTTTTTAAATACTACATCGCCCGTGAATCATCACCCGCCTTTTACATCCAATTCAGCGAATACCTCGCGCCAAAAGCAGAAGCGTTGCGCAATGGTGCTTACGTAGAATCCGTAGAATACACCGGAGATGACTTTAAGGCGGATATGGACACGCTGCAAACGCTCATCAAGTGCGATGAATTCAGCATCCAAGAAACCCAAATCACTAAGGCGCACAAATCATTTACCGCCCGGTTTTGGTTTGACTAACCACGGTTACCTGACGAGTCGCGAACGCCGAAACGGGGGCGACCCCGTATTAACCTAATTTAATAACTCAAAACCAAACTTATGAAAACTTACCATTTCACCCTATTCCTACAAACTCCCTCCGGCACAGAATACTCCGCCGGAAGCGTCCGCATCACCGCCGCATCGTTTAAAGAGGCGCGCGAGATACTGAACACAGACCCGAATATTCCGTATTATCACTTTTTTAAATTATCACTTATCTAAAAACTAAAACCCATGAAAAAACCCGCCAAAAAAGCCCCGCTAAACTCCGCCCTCGCCGCCATGCTCAACAAATGGGACGCGGAAGATATTTTTGAAGCCCTTGAGGATGAAATACGCGAACTGCACCCAAAGCGAGAAGAAAAGGAGCGCGAACTCCTCGCGGATAAAGCCATCGAATTTTTCACAACCCATAAAACGGGGGTGAAGATCATCAAAACACAAAGCCTCGCGCAAGAGATTGAATTAGACGAAGCCATTAACCGCATCATCCCCTTTTACTCCGACCAGCAAACCCAAATTTTCGCCTAAAATCTATAAACTATGCACGGCTCTGACTTTAATAAAGACGACACCAACTACGGCTACTCAGAAACCCAACCCGCCCAAACTCCCAAACACGGGGGCGCGGGGACTTTAGATCATTCACACCCAAATACCTAAACCATTTTAAATCACTTCAAAAACCTAAACTATCATGGACGTAAAAATCAAAGCCCGGCTAAGATTCAGGGAGAACGAAACCTCAAACTCTGCCATTTACAAGGGCGTTATCGTCCTTGAGGATAAGTCGCGCGGCATCATCCCCGGCAAACTCTACGATGTAGTCATGCGCCCCATGCTACACGGGAAAAGTGGGTATATCGTCACCTCCGTCCGGGAAGCTGCCGACACCCTCATTTTCCGAACTCAGGGCGACACCATCTCCGTCCTCCTGTCCGGGGAAGTCATTCTACAAACTACACTACCCGTCAATCAGGCCGTTGTCGTCAAGTCTGTTGAGGATATTCTGCAAGCCCGCCTTTATGAGGATGAAGATTCCTGCCTGCTGAACTATCAGCAAATCCACGCATTTACGAACCGTTTAAGCAAGGAAATCGCCACCGCGAATGTCGTGGTAAAGCAACGCACCCGCGAAGCCCTTAGAGAAGCTAAAAAAGCCTCACCAAAGCAGGGTATTTTCCAAACTATCATCAAAGCAATCCTATGACACACACCGCCGCCGACTTCGCCCCCATTCCAGTAAGAGCCTACAACTTCAAAACCGGGGCATTTGTAGGTCAATACGAATCCATGTGCAAAGCTGCCCGGAAACTATTCATCCGCCGGGAATCCGCTATCAGCCGCTACCTGTTCAGCCAGAGGGGAACGGGGGTAAAAAGCTACAAGGACGACACGATTTATCACTTTGAAATTGTGAAAGCATAACGTTTTGCGGCTTGGCGAAGGCTGCCTAATGGATGCTCAATTTTCGCACAAATTTCAATGGCAGCTTTTGCCAAGCCGCTGTTATGTGCTGGGCGGTTTATCAGCACTAAATGAAATTGGAAACGAAATGAACGACAATGAATTGAAATGGCAAACACGAGATCAAATGCCAACACCAACAAACCCATTACAAAGAATGAGAGAGACATTTGCTTTTACTTCAAGAGATTGTAGCGAAGATAAAATGATTGCTTTCTTATACGGCATAGTAATGGGTTGGGACGATGATTCGTATGAGGAATTAAAATTAAAACATAATTGGTCAGACGAGGATGTTAGACTTCAAAAGGATTGGCATAAAAACTACAACAAAGCGTGGAATCTTTTTATGGAACACGTTCACTAGCCTTGCACATAACGTCAAGTGCTTGCTGTCAGTAGCGGCATTTGAAATAGAAAAGTTCAAATAACAACTAAAGCTAAATAGAATGACAAAAGCTAAAATTAAGAATGTCAAGCCGCTATTGCAGCAAGCAAATGTTAGCGGCTGGCATTTTTTACCCGAAATGCCTGAAATAAATAAAGAGGTGTTGGTTGCTGTCAAATACGACAATGAACCAGTACAAGCATTTTGGACTGGTAAAGACTGGAAAGGTTCTTTTCTTGTCCGTGATAATATGGCGGATGGATTTGTCCGCGATGCAAGCTATAAACATATTCAAGAATGGATTTACGCTTGGATTGAATTACCACAAGTTCCGCCAATTCCAGAACCGTTCTGATGCTTGCCGCTAACTTGCTTGTATAGGAAACGCCCCCTATTGCCAATAGGAGGATAAAACAACAACCATGAAACCCAAACTCTACCAAACCACCGCAGGCTACGACCTGCTAACCTCCGCCGGGGCGTTATACTCCCTCATCAAAACGGGGGCAAGGTATTCGGTAAACTTCCGAGGATGCCCCGGTGCGAACTTCACGCCCTCCGGCAGACTGCTCAAAGCCATACCAATACCCCTGAAACAGATATTCTTCACCCTGCAACGCACTTAATTTTTCTTTATTATTTCTGTATTTATTTTTGGTTTATTCAAACTGTTCACTACATTTGCTCGTAAATACTACAAACCATGACCCCACGACAATTCAAAGACAAACTACTCGAACTCGAAGCCTGCGAAGGTGCGTTTGAATTTTGCGAAGGGAAATCATTACAAGAAGCATGGGATACCTGTCCGCGTGGCGACTGGATGCTGTGGTTATTTATGCGATCTGATAATTATGATCTGCAATTAATGACACTTACTAAGGGTCATTGCGCTAATACAATCAGGCATCTGATGAAAGACGAACGAAGTATCGCTGCCGTTGATGCTGCAATCGCATTTGGCGAAGGGCGAATAAGCCGAGATCAGTTAGACGCTACTTCAGATGACAATGCTTTTGCTCTCGCTACCAGTAATGCTATTGCTATTGCTGCGTATGGTGCTGCTTATGCTTCTTCTTCATCTACTGTTGCATGTGCAACTGCCATTGCTACTTATTTAGCTGATTTTCTTTCTTATGATGCCTTAAAAGCAAACCAAAAACAAACGGCGGACATCTGCCGCAAATACTTACCCGTTCCTATTTTTAACCAATAAAACCAACCCATGACCTGCTTCCTCCCATACCTATACTCCCGCAAACGCTCATGCGGTGCGCACTCCGTGTCTTTGGATGCCCCCGTATTCCCCCTCCACCATCGCCACCCCTTTCAGGTGCGTGTGTCTGAGAAGTTCCGCTTCCGAATTGGTAAACTATACTTCGGCACGGGGAAGGTTTACATCGCCTACGGTGCTGACAGGGACGCGCTGCCCGTGTGGATGCTGCCGAGTGCCTTGTTCTACTTCTTAGACCTCCACGCCTTCATGAAGGTTATTATGGGGCGTAGCGTTTTTGGAGAGCAGATAACGCGGATGCGGGCGGAGGAAGTGTATTTGGATAATCATTCAGTAACCCACAAACCATAACCCACATGAATTACTTCGCCATCCCCGGCATCCCCAAGCGCAGCGAACACCTGACCTGCAAGGACGTTATTGAGGCTGCTGCCGAAGCCGCAGGCATCCCCATCAACCAACTGCTGTCCCGTTCCCGCAAACGCCACATCGTAAAGCACAGGCAGGTCGCTATGTATATCTGCTGCCGCGAAATAAGCCCTCCTCCATACCTTAAGGAAATAGGCATGGCTTTCACCACCACCGACGGGAGGAAATACGACCACGCGACCGTTATCCACAACCGCGACACCATCCAGTTTCAACTCGGCGCGTATGAGGACGTTGCCGCGATCTACAAAAACATCAACCGCAAATTATGTTCATAACCAACTCCATCAAACTGTTCGACCGCAAGTATGCGGAGGCATTGGCGGCGGGCAAGAACCCCCGTTGGATGTCGTGCGGCGGCGTGTATATCGTCTGCACTACCGAGGAACTGAACAGGGAACTTGAAAGGAGGGGGATTAAACCACAACACCCATGAAAAACATTTACGACCTCATCATCCGTCTGCTGCTGATAGCCCTGACGGTGCAAGCGGCAATTCTTTTCACATACTAAACCAAAACCCATGACCACCACCCAAACCCTCCGCCTCACCGCATCCCTCGGACATTGGACTATCCAAAACCCCGACAAGGTCTGCGAGGCTATCCGACCATTTCTCGCCCAACGGCAGCGAATCGCCACACACTACCAAGCCTACCTCAACGGAGATCAGGTGGATGTGCATGTATGTGATAACTTCATCTTCCGACTTAACGAGGTGAACCTGAAAATAGGGCATCTTTTGGGGGTGAATGGCGAGCCGGAAAACAATTCTTCACCAAACCAATAGATATGACAGCAATCATACACCAACTCAAAGAGATCATTACACGGCCAAAGAAAGAGCCTTTAACGCCCTGCGGTGTTAGCAGGGTTGTATATCCTAAAGGATGGAATTATATGAGCCAGAATCAGCGCAATCGCATGGTATTCCATAACCTCCGCAAGCAATGGAGTGGGCGGTTTGTTGGCGATACGTTTCCTGAGTAAAAACACCTAATCACCGAAGGGGAGGCTGAGAGGCTTCCCCTTTTTATTTGCGCAATTCAAAGAAATACACCCCGCACTCCCCTCCCGGCAGCACCCCGTAATGCTCATTCATCAGGCGGTAGAACTCCGGGCGCGTTATCACCCCAAACGAACTGTAAATCAGGTGGAGCGGCACTTCCTTCATAGGCATATCCGTGTAGTCGTGGAGGCGGTATATACCTTCGGTATCACCAACTTTCAGCACAACCTCCTTTTGGAACGATTCAGCCCCGATACGCCTCGCCTTCTGCATGAGGTGTATCACAAAGTCGCAGCCGAGTTTGTTGTTGTGGGGGGAGGGGAGGGGGATGGTGGTCATGACTTAGGTTCTTTGAAACAAACTTCCGAAGGATTAGGCACGTCAACCGACAGCACCTCCGCAGCCCACCTCTGTATCGCCTCCTTCTTATCCTGAAACTCCTCCTTCGTCATCGCGCCGTCATTCGCGCTCAAACTGATAGGCACTTTCACATACCTGCTCGTTATCGGACACAACTTCTCACGAAACATGAATTTGTCCTTCAACATCTCCACCACGTCCTGTTTGCTACACGACACCCCCGTTGACAAAAAGAAGCCATGCAGCACTTCCACCACGACACCATAAAAATACCGCCTCTGGCGATTGCTGATGCCGTTGTGGTAGGGTTGGAAGATAATCTCCCCTGACAGGTCGGGATGCGCCCGTAGAGCCTCTAAAAACGCCTCGCGGGAGGGTATTTGAAGGCGACCGGATGAATCGGTGAAGGCGTGGAAGCGGATGGGGGTCACTCTTTCAGTTTTAACTCCTCTCCGGTCAGGGCGAAAACGAGGTTCTGTAATTGGTGGACGTAATCAATTTTGGGCGCGAATTGACCTAAGCATTCATGTCGCTCAATCCACAATTGAGTTATTCCTGTATCTTTCCTGCATTCAATTCGCAGGCTTCCAAGTTCATATCTATCCATGTACGGATTCGATATGAACCCCGCCTTCACAAGCCATTCCTCGGTGAGCGCGATGGGTTTAATTTCTTCAATACCCCATTCTTCATAGCCAATATCAGGGCTTTTGGTTCTTATTAGGTATGATGAATGGCTACTGTTCGGGAATATCCCGATGATTGGAGATACTTCCCCATTGCCGTCCATTATAAAATTACCTACGCGGAGTTCTTGTGCGATCATGGTTTGGGGTTTAAGAGTTCGGGATTGTCGGTTATGTTGCCGATGATTTCAAATACTTCATCGTCTTTCCTGACATACATGCCATGTCTACTGAATACAAATTCCATGTATGCACCTTTGTCCGATAGCCAATCAACCATGAAACATCCGCTTTTAAATACCACTTCGCCCATCCCGTATCCACACTTAACTATATCCCCCTCAAAAATCATCTTCCCATTGCGGTCGGTCAGTCCGGTGAATTGACCGACTGATTCGGGGTGGACTTCGTGCAAAAGTCCGAACGCAATCCCATTGCCATCGTATTCAGAAAGTTCATGACCCTCTTCAAAATCAGGATAAAAATCAGCGAACGTTGCTTTGTCGCTAATGTATATTCCCTTACCAAGCCCACTTGGAATGAGCAGGCTGCCTTCAATCCACTTCCAGTTATCCGTCCGCTTACCGCGAAATAAAATTTGTCGCTTCATCTTACTTGTTTTTATGGTTTACTAAAAATTCAGGGCGGCCTTAAGGGTTTCGGATGTAGGTTGTGTTTGTTCTGATTGAGCCAGATCATACCCCTTACAGAAGGCATCAAACTCAGCCCAATCTTCATCATCAAACCTTTCGCTTGAATAACCTTTAATTTTTTCATACTTACCTAAAAGTATTGCTGTTTCTTTATCCGTCATACTTTCTGTTTTTCAAGTGAAACAATCCGCTTTTCGAGCGAGGCGAGTTTGGTGGACAAGTATTTAGCAAGAATGTCAGCCTCAGTCCTTGTGCTTTTATGACGTATCCATTCATAAATGAAATCCTGATACAACTTGTCGGCAATCTCCTCCACCGATTCCTCGGCGGGTTGCGGGTCGAACTCGCC